CTATCGGGACACGAACCACCACCAACCGATTTGGGAACTAACAATCAAATAACCTCATGACCCAATAATGAGGCAACCAACCAACCAAGGAGGCACTATGCCAAACATAACTTACAAAGGCGAACTATTCTATCTATCTAAAGAGTGGGGCTGGCTGAACGCTGACTTTATAGCAGTTTCCGCTGACTTACAAACAACCATAAACAACTACCTCATAGCCGAGGCGAAGAAGACCTTTGGGAACTAACAACCAAATAACCCCCTGACCCAATAGTGAAGCACCAACCGAGAAGCCTGAGGAGGCAACATGATTACCATGAAACTAACAGAAGAACAAGCAAACTTCTTAGGATTTATCCTAAACTCTTACAACACCTCAAAGATAAAGCCCGAAGCCGTAGCGAAACTTAGGCTAAACATTAGCCGTCTTAGTCTAGTTCTAAAGGTAGCCAAAGGCGAAATGACCGAGGACGAGATAGAGCAAATGAAAGATTGGCTTGGGAACTAACAACCAAATAACCTCCTGACCCAATAGTGAAACACCAACCAACCAACAGATAAGGAAATAAATAATGACTACTTGTTCAGTATGCCTAAACTCAGTTTCTATGTATGACTTCACTAAGTATGTTTATAGATACTCAACCACTAGCAATTCGCCAACAATTCACGCTGTTTGTAAAGAGTGTAGTTGGCAAGATGTCCCTGAAACTAACGCTGTCCAGCAACCAACCAAACAACTAGCCTGAGGAGGCAACTAGCATGAGAACTGCAAATTGGAAAGCACATGAACTAATTTCCGCCAGAAGAGATTTCACAGGAAGCAACTTCTACGGATACAACAGGGCTGACGGCTCGTATGTAATCTACTCATACAACACCAAGATTGCCGAGGTATCCCCTGAGGGTATCATCTGGATAAGCACTAGGACTTATTCCATGACCACAGCACACCACCTAAGCCATGTAAAGCGTGGCTTGTCTAGCCGAGATGTAGTATGGGCAATCAACCTAGACCACGCCAAGACCACGACCAAGTGGAAAGACCTGTTGGTTGGGAACTAACAATCAAATAACTTCCTGACCCAATAGTGAAGCAACACTGCACCAAACAACCAAACAACTAGCCTGAGGAGGCAATCATGGCAAACAAGCCAGCAAGCACCACCAAAGTAGCAACAGAAGCCGTCCCATACATCATTGAGGGACTACGAAAGTTGGCTCTCCAGAGAGATACTCTCCGTAAGTATGCTCAGGACGAGGCAAGCGATAGTTTCAGCGAAGAGAACGCTGAAGCATACAGCAACGACATTGACTTCATTAGAGGTCTGCTCGCTGAACTAGGGGACACCAAGGCTCTCGTTCTCAAGAGTGAGAGAAAGGCTAAGGCTGAGGCACGAGCCAAGGCTAAGGCTAAGGCAACCAAGGCTAAGGCTAAGGGCAAGGCTAAGGCGAAGCCTAAGGCAGTAGCAATCACCAAGGCTGAGGCTGAGGCTGAGGTTCTAGCCTAAGGCTAGGCAACACCACCTGAGCAAGTGGCTAAACTGCTCTCTTGCTAGGCAGATGACCTAGATAAAGTTTGTATGTTTGATACGGGATAAACATACTAGGCAGTAGCAAGTAAGAGGCGTTGAGGTAATACTGCTGAATAACAACATGCCGAACCTATGGGACTTAGAAACTAAGTTTCATAGAGGGGGGAGGGCAACCTCCCCCCGACCCCCTCCCTCCACCACCAAGCACGAGAGGCAACAACCATGAGCAAGTATGTATCTGGGTTCTGTATCACCCGACACCACGACACCTGCCACAAGTCAATCACCTATTACGAGAAGACTTGGGTGTGTGAGTGTGAGTGCCACGCCTCAGCCGAGCAAGGCGAAGAGGACTTGGGAACTAACAATCAAATAACTCGCTGACCCAATAGTGAGGCAACACCAACCAACAAGCCTGAGGAGGCAAGCAACATGGCAAGACTAACTATTGCTAAAGAACAAGTGCCATACTTCATCAACACCTATGAGGAGTTTAGGTGGGGTAGCATGACGGGATACAAGAACCACAAGGGCGATTACATTGTGAAAGTCTTTGGTGAGGTAGTAGCCTCATGGACTACTGATAAAGAGGGCAACCAAGTATTTCGCCTTGATGATGAGTGGGCTTTGGACGATAAGTATGTGCCTCTAATCATGAGGGGATACTTCTTCCAGAAGAACGGCTTGCCAACTGAACGCAAGAACATTGGGAACTAACAATCAAATAACCTCATGACCCAATAGTGAGGCAACAACCAACCAACAGATAAGGAAACAACATGGAATACAACAAGGACAATCTAGTCATGGACATCATGGACTTTGAGTGTGGCGAGATTACTGAGGAACGCTTGCTGGCTATGTTCCAATACCTAGTTGATACAGGTATGGCATGGCAACTACAAGGGTTCTACGGGAGAACTGCCGAGGCTTTGATAGAGGCAGGACACATCACCAAGGCAACACCCGAAACTTCTGGGAACTAACAATCGCATACCTCTACCCCTCACCCGTAAGGGTGGGGGGTATTGGCATACCTGCGAGCCTGTGTCTTGGGAACTAACAATGCCTCACGCTTGGGAACTAACAATGCGATTGTTTGTGTTGGGCATACATACGAGATTTGGGAACTAACAATAAGATAACTCGCTGACCCAATAGTGAGAACACAACAAGGAGGCAACATGGAATACACAGAGGACATGATTACTTGGGTTCTACCTGAGGACTACTCAATGATAGACCTATTGAGGATTACTCTTCTGCCTAAGGCAACACGACTAGACACACTAGACCGACTTGCTGTAAGCAAGACCGAAACTCTTGGGAACTAACAATAAGATAACTTGCTGACCCAATAGTGAGGCAACACCAACCAAACAGAAAGAAGAACACATGGAAGACAAGAAGATAACAATAAGCATGGAAGTATCACTCAACGAACTCTGGGAAGCAATCTGGGGTAGTGATGGTGCTGGTATGGGTTATTGGGCAAGCAAGGTTCGTAAGCCTGACGGCAAGGGCATTAGTCTTTGGACTAAACCTGATTACGAGCCTAACCCTCAGGACTTTATGCTCTGGGACGATTACGAAGAGAAGTGGCACACCATTACGCTAGACCAACTAGCCAAGGGCTATCAACTAGCCTTGTCTGCTGGGCAAACTCATTGTGGGAACTATCCATTGGACTTGGAAGACCCTGACGCTTGCTTCGGTGATTTGGTATGCCAATACGCAATCTTCGGGGAAATAACTTACGGGTAGATTTCTGCTGGTGGTTGGTAGAAACACCTGAGCAAGTGTCTAAACTGCTCACACAACTAAAGATTAGTTAGGAACTCGCAATCGTGTCCTAACCTCAGCCAACCGAGGCAGAGTTGGTATGAGCAAACTAAGGAGGGTGCGACCTGCCTTAGTCAATGCGACCACATTTAGATTATCGCAAGAGTGGCTAAACTATCTAAGCACCTGAGTAAGTGTCTAAACTGCTCACCTAACTAGCCTGAAGATTTGGGAACTAACAATCAAATAACTCACTGACCCAATAGTGAGGCAACACCAACCAAACAAGGAGAGCAAGTGAGTAGAACACTCAAAGATACACCAGCAGTAAAGAAAGCACGAAACAAGCACCTAAAGCCGAAGAGGGCTAGGCTCATGCGAAACGCTATGTCCTATGCTTGCTGTGATGACCTGACTACTAGGGCTATGGAGAAGCGTTTAGTTATTCAGGAGATAGCAGAGGAACTTTGGGAACTAACAACCGACATACAGGAGGCTAACTAATGAGAGTTGCTCATGTAGGCAAGATTGCCGAAGACAGATACACACTCAGCACTTACCCATGTCCCATGTGTAGTGATGTAAAGACCATTGAGATTACGGGACAGCAGGTATGGAAATACAATCAAGGGGCGTTGATTGGCGAGGTCTTGCCTGATACTGACCTAGGTATTCGTGAGCAGTTCTTATCGGGCTATTGTGGGACTTGCTGGGACATGATGTTCGCTGGTCTTGATGACGAGGAGGGCGAGGACTAATGGATAAGATTATTACTCCCCTTGACCAAGAGATAGCCAAGATACTCATAGCCACAAGCGACAAGTCTAGGATTATTGACGGGCTTATTGCTTTGCTACGAACCAAGCAAGAAGAGATTGACTTGGGAACTAACAATCAAATAACTCGCTGACCCAATAGTGAGGCAACACCAACCAACAAGCCTGAGGAGGCAACATGGAACTAACAACTGAAGAAGCCAAGAAGATACAGAGTATCTACTCTATGTATCACATGGGAACTATGAGTGCTGATGAAGCACTTTGGGAACTAGAACAACTAATCAACGAGGGAGATTGCTAATGAGCATGAAGAAAGACAACGGAGTTGAGTTCGTGGAGTGTGATGGCTGTGGCAGAACCTTTGACCCTGAGAACACTTACGAGGTTGCTGAGTGGAACGAGCATGATTGCGAGAACTTCGGCAACTGCGATACCTGTGATGAGTTGTATGAACTCTCCTCAAGAGAGGGCAGGTGTGGCGATTGCGGAGAGTGTGCTGAACACTGCGACCACGACACCAACGCTACTGACGGATTGGAGAAGAACTAATGGAAACTTACAGCGTTTCGCTGTCTAGCGATAGCACCACCTTTATCATTAGCGTTGATTACATCTACGAGGGTGATGAAGAACTAGACGAGGACAAGTTATACGACTTGGCTATTGCTCGTATCAAAGATGAAGAGGGCATTGACCTCAGCCGTAGAAGATTAGATTTCAGTTGGGAGTTGCTATGAACGAAATGAAAGTGCTTGCTCGTTGGGGCTTGCTCGTGTTCTTCGTGCTAGGTATCACCTCAGGTATCGGGGCGATACAACATGGCAATAGTCCGTTCATGTCGTTTAGTATGTCTGCCTTGGCTTTCACACTATTCGCTGGAACTCTTGGGAACTAACAATCAAATAACTCACTGACCCAATAGTGAGGCAACCAAACTGACCTGAGGAGGCAGACAGCATGACCCTAGACCAACTAGACAAAGCATTATCCCGTTGGAGTGATTACCCCAACTACATTTCTTACTATGCTCTTCGTGAAGACGAGGGCTTTATCAAGTTGCTAGTCAATGGTGCGACCAAAGATGAACTGCTTGATTACCTGCGAGAAGAATACCCTGACCACTTTGAGAGTGAGGCTAACTAATGAACGAGCAAGAGATTATTGCGAAATACAACATCAACCCTGACCAACGCTTAGATGTGTTCTATGATGACGGGTGGGTTTGGTCTAGTGATGACGAGAAGTGGGTTGTTATTCGTTGTGGCGAAATGCGAGTTGATTACAAGGGCGAGAGGCTTTACACCAATAGCGATTTCATCAAGGTTGGTTTAGATACTGACGATAAAGTTGCTCACGCTGAGAAGCATGACGAGTTAGATTGGCACATGAACCCTTGGTTCGTAGTTGCCAAGGCTGATGACTACGACAACGAGTATGGTATCTACGGGGACATTGTAGAGGCTATCGCTGGGGCTATGAAACTCATGGCAGAGGAGGCTAACTAATGGCTTGGTATTGTAATCGCTGTAATACAGAAGTTTCGTTTGATGATGTATCACCTGACTACTTTGCTGTATGCCCGAAGCATGACGAGGACTTGTATGAGTTTGAGGCATACGAAAGTGAAGCACCTAACTTTATCTACGCTTGGGAGTGTGGTGCTTGCTGGCGTTTCTTTGGCGAGAACACACTTACAACTGACGGCAGATTGCTATGTCCGTCCTGCCACAACGAGCAGGACTTGGACAGCATGTATGTTGAGAGGGTTAGGGTGCTGACTAAGCCTGACCCCTATGAACCTGAGTGCCGAGGCACTTGTGTTGTTTGTGTTGGGACGCTTACAGAAGAAGAGCAGGAGTGGCTGGACAATGCTGAGGAGAGCCAGCGACAAGCATGGTTGGAAGAACATACGAAGAAGAAGAAGAAGAGAACACACGAAGAAGAAGAAGAAGAGGAGGAGAAGTAATGGAAAATACGACCTGCCATTGTGCCGAACTTCATAGAAGAGGGCTACACCTGCTACAACTGCTACGCCACGAACAAAGATGTATCAAGAGCAACCGAGGATTTGGGAACTAACAATCAAATAACCTCATGACCCAATAGTGAGGACACAACAACACTTAGACCTGAGGAGGACTAAATGACCAGAGATAACCTAATCAAGTTCTTACAAGAGAACTATGAACCTGACGAAGAACTGCTATGGCAAACACTCTCGTTTGATGATGTAAAACCCCACGCTATCGCTTCTGTTGGCGTTGGAACTTGGGCAGAGTTCGTAGAGAAACAGGAATACTATGGCGAGATTGCTGATGAAATCAGCGAACTTGTTGTAGATAAGTTCAACGACTACACACTTACCGAAGAGGAAGAGGATAACTAATGGCAACTAAACAGGTTTATTTCGCCCTGTGTGTTGAGGTAGAAGTAGCAGATGACGGGACAGAGAAAGTCGCTGGTGCTTGGGTTGATGATGAACGGGCTAGTGTTTCTTGGAACGGGGAAGACATCTGGCTCGTTGATGAAAGCACTTGGGAAGACATTTACGAACATGCTTCGTCTTATGAATTAGCCCAAGAGAAACTACAAAACGCAATCGCAATACTAAACAAGGAGGACAACAATGGCTAACTATTACGCTAGTGCTAGAACCAACTACTTTCAGGTGAAAGATGTAAAGGCTTTCACAGAAGAGGTAGAGAAATACAACCTAGAGGTTGTAAGCAAGGACGATAACCCTGAGTTCGTTGCCTTGTTCGTTCAAAGTGATGACGGGGCGTTCCCTTGGAACGATTACTTCAGTGATGACGCTGTATTTGGTGGTGATGAAATAGATTGGGCTGGTATCTTCAGCAGACATCTCCAAGAGAACTCCGTAGTGATTATCCAAGAGATAGGTAGTGAGAAACTACGCTACTTTGCTGGCTTCGCAGTGGCTTACAACAGCAAGGGCGAAACAATCTCTATCAACATCAACAAAATCTTTGACCAAGCAACAGCCTTGGGTGAAGTCTTTGACTTCTGGGGTAGCAAAATAGACCGAGAGGAAAACTAATGGAGTGGGTTGTCTTCACACGAGAAGATAAACCGCACTTGAAACTCGTGTGGAACGGGGCTATGGGTTGGGTTTGCTACACCAATCTCGCTAGACCTGATTGGGAATACCTCCATGACTTCTGGCAGGAGTGTAATAGCCATGAAGAAGCAGAGGCATTTGCCCAAGTGTATCTACGGGATACATAAACTTTGGGAACTAACAATCAAATAACTTGCTGACCCAATAGTGAGAACAACAACAAGGAGGCAACATGGAAGAGTTCGGTAAAGAAGCAATCAACGAGGAAGCAATCGCTTCACTTGACGAGGAAACATTGAAGAAACTACTAGCAATGTTAGAGAAAGCAGGATACTAATGGAACTATCACCTGAAATCATTGAAGAGTGTAAGCAAAAGGCTATGGGCTTGGTGTTGAGTGAGTGGGGCGAACTTACTTACGAAGAAGTCATTGAACGCTTGGAGGACATTGGAACGGAAGTTGATGATGAGGACATAATTGTCTGGGAAGCCATGGAAAACTATTGGGCAGACTTCTTGTGTGAGCAGATTGAGAGCAACTACGACATGCTGATTGGCTTTGCCAAGTTCGTAAAGGAGAACTAATGGGAACATACAAGGTGCAACAGAAAGCGACCATCTGGTATCAAACAGAGGTAGAAGCCGAGAGTGCTGTGGAGGCTATCCGTATGGTAGCCGAGGGCATAGGTGATTATTGGGAGATGTTGGATAACACTACCGATTTCTTGCCTGAGTTCTGGACAGAAGAAACGGGCAACACCAATGCTGAGGGCGTGTCGTTATACCCTGAAGAAACATGGGACGAACCCGAAGACTTTGGGAACTAACAATCAAATAACTTGCTGACCCAATAGTGAATAGACCTGAGGAGGACTAATGCAAACATTCCTGCCATACGCAGATTTCACTGAGGTTGCCTCAGTGCTGGATAATCAACGCCTCAACAAGCAAGCGTTAGAGGGTTGGCAAATCATGATGACCAACCTTGCTCTTGACCCTGAGGGCAACAAGCGAGAGCCTAAGGGCTGGCGTAATCACCCTGCCGTAAAGATGTGGCGAGGACATGAGAACGCCTTGCTGGATTACATTGGGGCTATGGTATTTGAGTGGAAGGCTCGTGGGTATAAATCAACTATCTACGACAAGGCTGAACGCACTTACGAGCAAGCACTCAAACTCAATCTCGTAAGAGATGAGCAACCAATAACTCTCCCGTCATGGATGTATGACGGAGATTTGTTGGAGAGCATTATTTCATCACACCGACTAGCGTTGCTATGTAAGAACTACGCATGGTATTCGCAGTTCGGTTGGGTGGAGGATACAGGGGAAGCACCCGTCAGTTATGAATACATCTGGACAGAATAGTTTGGGAACTAACAATCAAATAACTTGCTGACCCAATAGTGAAGCAACAACAAAACCTGAGGAGGTAAAACATGTATGCAACAATCTTGCAATCTAATCATGCGGTAAATGGTATTCGCCAAACCGCTTTCATCCCTGATGTTCATGGGAGAGAGCCTTTGATTTACACCCGTAGTCTTGGTAATGATACCAAGTTGCGTGGTGTGGCTGGGGCTTGGATGCCAGTATCCAGAACGGGTCGTGCTGAACTTTGGCTCAAAGCCGAAGATGAAGTCATGCTCGGCAAGCCCGTATCATTATTCATCACTGCTAGTGATGAACGGGACATCATGATTGGCAGACCAACTACGCTATTGCAGAAGTTGGCTCGTGCAGTTCAAGACCAGACCAGCACTACTGATGTGAGGTGGGACACCATGGCACAAGAACTATTCAACACCATTGACCACAAGCCAGAACATCTGGCGAGATACGCTAAGTCAAACACCTATGTTTCACCAGTATCGGTGGCGATTACTCAGGAGACCCCTGTATCTGCACCGCCAGTAGCCGAAGAGGTTTGTGTTGGGACAACTTCCGAACCTGTGGCTGAGATGATTACTACTGGTCAAGCACCTCGCTATTGGGCAAAACTCAGCGTTCCTGAAAAGCCTTTCCACATCCAGCGTAAGATTGACGGGATTGACGAGATAGACATGTTCACTCGTGGTATTCAGGCTGGAGATAACTTCCTGCTCTCTGGTGAGGCTGGTGTAGGTAAAACTCAGGCAACAATCAACCTTGCTTCACACTTGGGGCTTCCTTATGTTCGTTTGGAAATGGATGGCTCGCTGTCCAAGGCGGAAACTGAGGGTCGCTTATTGCCAAATGGCACTGGTGGTTGGGACTGGCACTATTCACGATTTGCCACAATCATCAAGCATGGCGGCATCGTCTTGCTCAACGAGTTTAGCCGTATGCTTCCTGCTAACTCAACTCTCTTCCTAGGTATCTTAGAGGAGAAGCAGTTGCAGATTGAAACGCTGAACGAGGTCATCCCTGTTCACCCAAACACTATCTTCATTGCTGACCAGAATGTCGGGTCAAGGTATGTTGGCACTCGTCAGCAAGACCCAGCCTTGATTGACCGCTTCAATGTGAAGATTGAGTTTGATGATGACCCTGAGATTGAGAAGCAGTTGATACCAAGTCCAGCGTTGCTGGAGATTGCAACCGCCCTCCGCTACTTATCCAAGAGTGAACCAGCAAGGCACAAGACCAGAGTTGGTCTTCGTATGTTGCTGAACTTCGTCAAGCAAGCGAAGACATACAACTTCCAGTTTGCAATCAACCGCTTTCTCGCTAACTTCTCACCAGAGGAGAGAGAGGCTGTGTCTATGCACCTTGATACTCAGCGGGAAAACATTGCACGAGACCTAAACATCAACCTAGAGGAGAACAACTAATGCAACATGAATACCTAGACATCCAAAATAACAGGCAGTTATTAGCAAACCGCAACAGAGAACGCTTGCTTCGTATGGTGCAAGTAATCCAATCGTTCTCGTCCAGTTTCACCCTGCGACCTATCAGCGTAAAACTGAGCAGGGTAGGTTCAGCACCAGCGTTCTCGGATAGCAACCGCATTTGGTTTCAGGAGAACCTAGTCGCTGACCTCACAACCAAGGCTGGTGTGGCTTCGCTAAAGGGCTTGACCCTGCATGAGATTAGCCACATCCTCCTAAGCCCTCGTGTTGGCAACGAGTTTAGAGATTGGGTGATTGAGAACAAGTTGTCTAGGGCATGGAACGCTTTGGAAGACCAGCGTATAGAGAGCCAGTTGATAGCCCTGTATCCGAGCATTAGAGACTGGTTTATTGCAACCATGAACCAGTATCTTCTAGCCTCGTCTCACCACTACGAGTCAGCGTTCCCGTTAGTTCATGGTCGTAAGTATCTGGACAAGCAAGTTCGCAAACTTGCTAGAGACATGTTTGTTTATCCTGACCGAGTGGCTGAACTTGAAGTCATCATTGACCAGTTCCGAGCCTTAGACATGGGCAACCCTGATAACTACGACACCGCTAAAGATTTGGTGCTTCGCTACCATGGGCTTACCCAAGATTTGGAGATGGAAAACCCTCATGGACACGACAGCAGACCTGAGGATGAGCATGGCACAGACATCAACAGCGGTTGCTTGCCTAGAGGTAAGCAGACCAAGGCTTCCGAAGATGTTGAAGAAGACGATAGCCCGTATGATGATGTAGATACTGATGATGACTGGGATGGCGAGGACGAGGATGGCTCTGGCTCGGATGACGAGACCAATGATGGCTGTGATGGTTATGGTTCTGGTTCTGGTTCAGATGACGAGGACGAGGACGGGGATGGTTCTGGTTCTGGTTCAGATGACGAGGACAAAGATGGTTCTGGTTCAGGTTCAGATGACGAGGGTAATGATGGCTCAAACTCAGGGCAAGATACTCCTGAAGGCAGTAGCGGTTCGGGTAAGAACACCGAAGAACTAGAGCAGTTGCAGAAAGAACTGGAAGACACTTTGCTAGAGGCACTAGACGAGGTGCTTGACCGCCTTGACGATAAACTCGCCAGAGACATAGACATCTACAATGGTGATGTGTTGCTTGAGGGTGAGAGATTGCCTGACCCGCCTAAATACAAGTATGCCTCAGAAGTTGAGGTATCTCCAACAGCGGTTGATGGTGCAGAGGCGTTTGCAACTGAACTTCGTAGGTTGCGTTCTCAGTATGACCCTGCTTGGAACTACCGAGTAGAGACTGGGCGTATCAACCCGTCTCGCTGGGAACAGGGTTGCGACTTTGAAGAAGCATTTGACCGCTACGAGAATGGTAGGGCTGATGCCACAGACATTGAAGCGGTTGTCCTACTGGATGTATCTGGCTCTATGGGTGGCATGATTAGAGATGCCTCCGAGAGTATGTGGGCAATCAAAAAAGCGTTGGATGTAATCAACGCCACAACAAGTGTGGTGGCATACAGCGATAATGCAATGACCCTTTACAGCCCTGATGAACGGGCTAAAGACACTATGACTTACATAGGAACTCATGGTGGCACGAACCCAACTAAAGCGTTGCAGTATGCTCAAGGCTTATTTGCCAATAGCAATCGTGCAGTGAAACTGCTAATCGTCATAACTGATGGTGAGTGGAACCCTGATGCCCTAGAAAAGAGTGAGGAGAGTATCCGCAACATGCGAGATGGTGGCGTTCTTACCTCGTTAGCATGGCTTACACCTTACAAGATTGACCTAAAAGAACAGAACTTGCATGGTGCAGAAGTGGTATGCCATGTTCGTAATGCCAGCGACTTAGTTCATCTAGGTCGTTCTCTAGTGGAGATGGCGATTGCTCGTCATCTAACCTACTAGGGGTGGTGAGGGTGGTAGTGGTATGCCTCCTCAGCACCTACCCTCCCTCATACACCTAGAAACTTTGGGAACTAACAATAAGATAACCTGCTGACCCAATAGTGAAGCAACTAACCGAAAGGAACATTCATGCAAAGTAAAGACATTCTAAAAACTCCAGATGTTAGGTGGGCTGTTGTGCCTCAGGGCAAGAGAAGCACCGAGAAGCGTTTGGAAGACATTAGCCCAAGCCGAGTTATCTTTGTCCATCTATACGACACTCATCTCTACCACACTGGCTATGGGGTTGGTGCAGACATTAGTAGATTTCAGAGGGTATTTGGCGGAACTAAAGATGTAGGGTATTTGGTTCTTGAAAAACGCCCCAACCCCACAGGTGGTGAAACTAATCACTATCGGGTAATCAGGGCAAGAGACTTCATAGCCAAGGCTGATGATTACGAGAGTGTTTGGGTAGTTGAACAGGCTCGTTTGGATGCTGAGGCTGAGGCTAATCGTATTGAGCAGGAGAAGCGTGATGCTGAAGCAAATCGCAGAAGACTTATTCAGGAAAACAAGTTGGGCGTTGCAAGAGAGCAAGCGGATAACACTGCTGAAACAATCAAAAAGAACTTGGTAGTGCTACTGGGTAATGCGATTGCGGAAACCGCCCTTGTTAGCGTCAGGGTTGATGGTCAATGGCAAACTTACGATGATGGTGCTACCGAGCAGGATTACATCATTAGTCAATCAGGGAGTGTATCCCTAGGGATTAGAGAGTTCCAGCGTTTGCTGAACAAGATAACAGAGAGTAAATAGGAGGCAACACATGGCAACATACAATGTAGACATCTCGGCATACTACGAGGTTGAAGCGGATAGTGCTGATGAAGCATGGGAAATGGTCAATAAAGCAATCTCAGGAGTGTTCTATGATGTTCGTAAAGACAACGACTTCATAGATGGTGAGATTGAAATAGGAGAGGTAGAGGAGAACTAATGCCAAAGTATCAGTTCGTAGAACACGAATACACCAAGAACATCATTACCTTTGAGGCAGATAGCCTTGAACATGCCAAAGAACTCATGGATGAAATGTTAGATGTAGATGACCTACCTAACTCAGAAAAGTTCTGGAAGAGTGGCGAGACCGATTGGGATACCCCAACAGAAGTAAAGGAGAACTAATGGAAAAGTTTATTATCACCGAAACTAACAGGTGGCTTGTAGAAGCAAACAGTTTGGAAGATGCTCAATATGTATTCCGTATGGCTCGTGTAAATGGACACGAGCCTGAAAATGCAGAGTATCTAGACGGCTCAACAACTTACGAACCAACAGAGGAGAACTAATGGAAGATAAAGTTTTTCACAACATGGCTTATGTAGATGCTGATGGCTCGTATGGGTCTGGGGCATTGGCTGTGTTTCACCCAGACCGCTTGACTGATAAGCAGTGGGGTTTGCTCGCTAACCTACGGGATAGTGAAAGGATAGAGTATGTATTTGCCATTCTCAATGATAAAGACCTGAGTTATTGGGAGGACGAAGATGAGTGAGGTAATTGACCCTTGCTACTATTGCGGTAATAGCACCGCTTTTGGTTTCGGTAGGTTCGTGAACCGCTTGCCAGTTGAGGACGGCTGGGGCTGTGCCGAGTGTTCAGGTTTTGCTTGTGATGAATGTGATAAGCAGATTTATCTGGATTGTGATGTTCGTGATGAAGAGGGTGGCTTTTATCATCCTGAATGTTTGCCAATAGACCAGCATAGAGGCTACCCTGAAAGCCCCTCAGACCCTGATTGGGTTGAGGGAACTTGTGGTTGCGATTTGTGCGAGACAGAATAGGAGTTTGTGTTGGACGAGTTATTAGATTATGACCTGAACATTTACAGGCAAGAAGTAGTAGTTGATGGCAAGTGGGTCTACGCTGACCCTTGGTTCATGGACATCTACCTAGTGAGGACTGATGGAGACCCATTCAATGCTGTTTGGGGTTCTGTATCCAAAGAGCAGGTGGGAGTTCAGTATGAGTTCACATCTGAAGAGAGTGCCAAGTTGCAACTAGGCTCAGGCTATTTCAACGAGGATGATTGCTGGTATGGACTTGACGGATTTCTAAAGGACTACGAGTGGCAAATCTCCGACAGGCTCTGGGATGTGTTCAACGCTTTACCCTCTATCAAAAAGGAGGACTAATGAAATACATTCTGGTTAGAAGTGGGACTATGGAGTTTGATACTTTGGAGGAACTCATAGAGTACGCCAAGATAGCGTACCTAAAGTATCCCGACAACGAGATAGTTATACGAACCAAGACCAAGGAGGACTAATGGAACAGCATAGACTAGGCGAAATCGTATGGGAGTTCTCCTTACGAGAACTCCAAGTGGTTCACTTGGATAGCAACAACCTATCCATGTTCTACGACACTTTGGAAGAAGCCATCAAAGAAGTATGCGACAACTATGAAGTAGGAGGACTAAAGGATGAGTAATGAGATGTTGAATGATGACCCATACTGCGACCTATGTGCTACCAACTATGACGAGCAAGACCCCAACGGCTTTGATTACAGATTTGATTACCCTGTCTGTATGAAGTGCGTTGAGAAGTATAACCTAGAACCAGATGAGGAAGACTAATGGAGATACACATTACAGATTTTCAAGCCGAAGTATTGCAAGGCATACTGGCGGAAGTGATTGCTGATAGCAATGACTACGGGGACGATGTAAAGCATGCAGTTTTACAGCCCATCTATGACCAACTAATAAAGGAGAATAAATGAAATCAACAGAAATAGCAGAAGAAATAGCAAAAGCACCAATGAGCATAGAAGATAAACTATCGTGGCATCTAGCCTTGTTCAATCGTAGTATCCCGCAAAGCATGATACCTGTGCTGAAAGAAGCCATTGAGATTGTGAACGCTGGCGGAGACATGGAACAACATGTAGATTTGCCTGAAGATGTTTTGTATAAAGATGGCACTACGGCATCTGTCGGAGTTCTAATGGAGAACTTCAAACTGCACTACTACACCTTTCCAAAAGAGGTGGGCGGTGAGTAAGTTATCTGCTTTAGCCAGCATTTATACGGCTGGTATGAAGGCGGAACACTTGCGGATGAAAGATGCAGTTGAGTATCACCTTCGTTCAGTTCATGATTGGACTGACGCTGGGTTGATGACTTTATTTGAAGAAGTCTCTAAAGGTGTTCTGCTGAACACACCCCCGCCCAAAACTTGCATTGTCTGCCATAAGGTGTATGATGGTGAACCTGCAAAGATTGTGTATGGGCAACCTATCCACGAAACTTGTGTGGATGGTGTAGTTGAGTTGCTACCTATGTTCGTAAAGGAGAACTAATGGGAAAGATGAAAGAACTAAATGCTATGGGCGTAAGCGACTTGATGTCGTATAACCTTGGCAAGCAAGACGAGCAAGAACGCATAGTCAAACTACTAGAAGAACTGCGAGACTTCGCTAAAGCAATGGGGCATCCAACGGATGTTTTATCGGCAGGTATTGGTCGCATCAAGGGAGGACTGAATGAAACTAAATGAAGCAATCGGTGAGGCTATTAGAGCCATTAGAACAGAGAAGCAACTAAACCTCCGAGATGTCTCCGAAAGGTCGTATGTATCTTTAGGTCATCTCTCAGGGGTGGAGATGGGGAAGAAGAAGCCCAGCACCGATACGCTAGAAGCAATCGCTAAAGCATTTGAACTAAGCACCATTGAGTTTATGGGCGAAATCTATGACTACATGAAAGAGAACTATGAGCAGGAAGACCGCTAGGCATAGGGCGGAGTGGCATTTACTCCGCTATCCATTAGGTGAATACAAGATGGTCATGCAAAATCGTTGGTACGGGTTTATCAAGCCTCGTATCAGGCAAGCAATCAAAGAATACAAGAGAGGAAGATAGCCATGGCAAAAGAAAAAGAGCCATTATTTGATACCGAGAAAGCAATCTGTTTCGGTGAAGACCCAGACATCTTTATGCCTGAGGGTAAAGACTGGATGAAGATTACAAGACAAGCCAAAACCATCTGTTCCAGATGTCCTTTGTTAGAGACCTGCCTGAACTATGCCATCAGAAATGATGAGTGGGGTATCTGGGGCGGAACTACGATGAAAGAACGCATCTACCTCCGTAAGCACCCAAGCAGAAAAGCAGAGTTTCTCAAGGCTCTTGTTGAGAGTGGCGGTCAAAAAACTCTCGTACAACTTACAGATGAGAACACCATCCTAAAGGATTAGTAAAGGAGAACCCCCAGCCGAAACTGGGGGTTTTCTTTTACCTGTCTTTACTTGCTATTGTCTGTGATTAGTTTGATTTCACAAGCATCAGTCGTGCAATACGCTTCCCCAATGGCATCAGAAGCCATCCCCGCATACACTCCCGTAAAGTCAATCGGAAATAGTTTATGACCATAAGCCTCGTAGTCCTCTTCGCTGATTTGCGTGTACGGCATTTGAGGGTAAGTATCATTCCCCATCGGCAAGAACGAAGCCGTCTTCAACTGCCCATCGTAGAGGTGAAGGACAGTTCCGACATCTTTAGCCTCAGTGTTTGTGTTGAAGGTGATTGTACAGGAGACCGAGTTATCACTCCAGTAGCGTTGAGCAGTAGAAGCCAAAGCCATTTTTTCAAAGATGGAGACATCTTTTTCAGAACGCTTTGCGTCAGTCTTGATAGGAAAGAAGACAACCGAAGTAGTGTCTGGGCTTTCAGAAGCAGGTTCAATGCGATAGTTAGCCATTTTGAAAAGAGGAAGCATAGGGTCATTGTTTCCAAAGCGGATGGCTCGCAAGAAGAACTTTCCGCCAGAAGTCCAGTGAACTCCTGGGCTTTCACCAGCCAAGATAGATACAGTTCCAGAAGGCTTTACAGTAGTGGTCTTGATGCTTTCACGAATACCAAGCCACTCAGAGTAGGTCTTGTCGTAGCCTTGAACAACTTTGTAGCCTTCATCCATCCATTGACGAAGCACATGATGCCCCTTGTTATCCGCAAAGTTGGCAACGCCAGAAATAGAAGTACCTATTCTGCGGTTTCTTTGCATGATGGAGTTAGTTTCTTCCCAGTGAGTAGGAAGAAGAGTAACTGTTTTGGCGTAAAGATAAGCAAACTTCAAAGTCCTCTTGAAGTCTTCCAAAGAGTCGTGCCTATTCAAGTAGGTTTCTACAAGCGTACACATTTCAAAAGACTCCAAAGATTGTTCGGCACAAGGGTTGTAGCCCATAATGCGGTGGTCTTTGTTGTTTGGAGCATCTACAAGCCGTCCATAAGCCCTAGAGGTGTCCATCCAGATAACCCCAGGCTCTCCGTTACGGACAATTCCATCTACGATAGGAGAGAAGTCAGTTCCAACAGCAACTTCAACAGAGTTGTTAGACATCCAAGCCCATCCTGGGGCTTCAGGGTCATAAGAGTTTCTTTCAGGGAAGCGTTCAGCGTTCTTCAAGTTCAAGAAGTCTTCATCGTCAATTCGACCAATAAGAAGTTCGGCAGAGCGTCTCACATTCCCAGAGACAACACACACGCCAATCAGGTTTCCAATGTCTGCAATGTCTTTACGAGTGAGCGTCTCGCCTTTACGACCAGAGAACATCTTGAAGAGTTGTTTATGAAGCCTTACAAGAGGTTCTGGTCCAGAAGCAGTACCGCCAAAAGTAGCGATAGGGGCTCCATAAGGACGAATAGCAGAATAGTCAAAAACCAAAGCAGATTGTTCTGGCTTCAAGTAAGAGTTAATCAAAGCAGAGGTGCTTTCCTGCCAGCCTTCACGAGTATCTGGAATAACATAGGCTTGAGTTCCTTGCGGCTCATAGATTTCAAAGCCTTTATCAGCACCCTTGTCGTCAAAGCCAACTCCTACGCCTAGCATGGAAGCCTCCATAAGAAAGCCGAAAGGTTTAGCGGGATTGTTTTTAGTCATTTCTAAAGTAGAAACAAAGGCACAGTTCTGTAAAGCCGCTGAGTTCTTTTGGACATTTACAATCTCAGTTCCCATTACCCAAAGCCCACGCCCAGGCGGGGTCCACTTTAGGTTGAATAAGCGGTCATACGCTTCTTTAGCCGAAGCCGCTGCTTTTGCATCTGACCAAGGTAAGCGTGAAACCTTAGCCCAATCTTTTTGTAAAGAATACATCCCATTGATTACACGCTCACATACTTCAGCCCAAGTTTCCTTAGTGCCGTCTTCTTTGAGGCGAGAGTATGTGCGGAGGAATGTAATCTCACCAACGGAGTTTCCTGCAACATCTGCGTAACCGAATGGGGCTTTCTTGTTCTTGTATCCTGCGATAAAGTCTTCCGCAAGTTTGAAGGAGAAGTTAACCATAAGCCACCATTTTCTGTTTTTAGTAAATACCCCTCGATTGAGGGAGTTCTATTGTCTCGCAGAATAGTCTAATGACCTTCTACTAACTTTGCAAATTTTGATAAATTTTAGGGGGAATAGCGTTCCAACTATTCTTACCAGATGTTATCTGCTATTAGTCTTCTATCTGGTTCTTGATAATCATAGTGGTTTGCTCTTCGGAGATTACAGGTTGAATCTCCTTTGCGGCTGCCACTCGGTCACCAAAGATAGCACTTAATACACCCTGTGACGCTGCTCGTTGAGCGGTAATTTGAATAAACTCTTTGTTCTCGTCTAACGCCTTTAACTTCTCCAACATCTTGAAGTATCTGTCCATCTCTTGAGACAGGTTAGGGTCAGCATAACCACCATTGGCTTCCTCTGCAAACCGCATAAATGCTACTCGTTGGGCTTGCATCTCTAACATTGCGGTGTTCAACGCCTTCAATTGTTCTGGAGTTTTTACCTCTACTGGAAGGTTAAACGCACATGTATTTTGAGGCTTAAATGCAGGACAATTTGATGCAACAAAACAGGTGTCGCATTGTCTCAAACTACTTGTATTGGTCTGTACAACTGAAACTTGTTTTAACACATCTCGACCATCTTGGTTCTCCACTATGGTCTTCATTTCATACCCAAAAACGGGCATTGCGGTCATTTCTTGAGGGTCTCTCTGCACAACTTCTTTCCGCATTTCTAATGCACTGTTATCAGAACCTACCCCCCCTAATTCCATCAAACCCGTATATAGGGTGTCGTCATTGTTATCTGCTATTAACGGGTCTTTTTGACCGCCTTGAATAACTCTTAGGTCTGGCTTATCTTTGTCCACATTTGCCTCTAACTGTAAATACGACCATATTGCAACCCTAGTTGCTTCCAAGGTGTCGTCTGAAACGAACTTCTGAAAATTTAATCCTGCACGTTCAACAGTTGCCTTGTATCGTAGCCGTGCTTGGTCTTTCATCTTTTTAGGATACCTAACCAGTTTACTGCCATCCCAAATGATTGTCTCGCCTCTTCTCATTGGGCTTAACCATGCCAGCGTGCTTGCGGTAGCAAAAGGGATTTGTCGGAGATTGTCTGGTTTTGCTGTTGCTAACGCATGGAATTGAACTCCATTAGACCTCCGTAAATTTCTGGTAATAGTGGCTAAATTAACGGTTGCCTCTATAGATTCGTGGGGTATGGCTATGTTTTGATACTGGGCAGACCAATACTGCAACAGGTTGGTCTTATACTTGCTGTGCCAAACTACCCATAATTTCGGGTCATTTTCAAACGCATCCCGCTGTTTCAAAATCCAGTCAAACCCCATGACCTGACTATCAAACTCTGTCCAGCCTTCAATGCGGTCATAATTTAGGGAAATAAACTCCTCATAATCAGCGGCATATTCCTCTAATTCGACTTTAGACAGGTTTGATTTGTCTGCCTGAGTTGCACCTGAATCCACCCATACTTTAGTCTCAGGAAGGAAATGCTCGCCTATCAAATAGGGTTTAGTCTTGGGCAATCCACGCTTACGTAACCCCCAGTAATTCAACATTACATTTGTTACGCCTGACCGTTCCAATAGTGTTCTGTTGGAAGGTATCTCAACTCCGCCAAAAATTATCATTCAAACCTTGTGCCTTCAGTGCGTGTTAAACGCTTATCTGTTGTACGCAACTCGTTTTGTTTAGCAACGGCTAACTCAATCTCACTCCATGCCCTGACTTTTTTAGGGGCATCTGGGCGAAACTCTGGGCGGGTATAGGATGGGACACCAAACATCATGCAGGTAATGCCTTGGTCAAACGCATACGCCCAAAATGATGGGTCATTGGTGATTACTAAATCAACACTGCCTCTAGCACGAGCGTACTTTAACTGACGATGCTTTAATGGCTCATCTACCAGAGATAGGTTGGCGTCTACTAACATGTCGTAATCAACGACTTTATTGACGTTAATCCACTGCTCTGCTTCGGCTTGGGATAACTCCGTCATAAAAATGATTTGATTATGGGCTGCTAATTGGGCTGTGAGAATGATGCCCGTGGCAATTGGCTCATCTTTTTGTCCTCTTAGTACGCCTTCTAGTTCTACGAGTATTTGCATCTACTTTAATCCTCCGCTAGACAATCACACTTACAATCATCTACTACACACATTTCTTGGTAGAGGTCATGACCACACATGCGACAGGTATCTGTTAACGACATTACTGGTTCCTGTATAGGGTTGCTCTGCGAATAAGTGTGTCCACATCAGGTAACTCTACTCCGTAGGTTGCCGCCTGTCTGGTCTTATTCATATCTCCGTAATACTTCCGTATGGCACGCAGTTTATCTATCGTCCCCATACGCTTACCTGCTTGCCAGCGATAGTTATTGAAATCCAAATACCCCTCACCTGTAGGCGAAAATGCTTGGCTACGGTTTTCGTGTATCTCGTCAAAAAGGGCTACTCCTTGCTGTGCGGCTGCGTTCAATCTGGCTTCAGCATTACGCTGAGATGCCCCATTACGGGTGTCCTGTAGGTCTTGTAGGGCTGCGTTGAACCTTGTATGAATTTGATTCGTCAAATTAAAATCACTTGAAACTACCGATTCCCACTCAGGCTTGTTTGGCGGTGTTTGTGTTGGGTCAGGAGTTACAGTCCACTCGTTATATTTTAAATCATACGCCGCATACGGCTTTATGTTTTTAATGTCCGTGCCTGTGGTGTTGACGTAAAATGTTAACTCATAACCATTCCAGTTCTCCGTTTTAGGCTGGAGGTCTGCTCTAAAACCTTCGTTTAGAGTTGCTGAAATCTGTCTATCGGTTAGTGCTCTGTACTCAGGGTTGGCTTGACGGAACTGGTTAAAGTTTACGCCAACTAAACAATCCAAGTCTCCTGGCTGTCTTGCGGCTGACCATTGAAACGAAACACCACTACCTGCTAACCATGGGTGTGCCCATAATTCAGCGTGACGATACTTTTGGTGCAAATAGTCTTGCAACAGGCTAACAATGCCTGTACGCACCCACTCACGAAGTTGCCTACCTTGAAATAAGGTAGGGTCTAACTCTGTATTAGGTTCACTAAAATACGAGGTAGGATTACCAGCACCAGAAATACTCATGGTACTAGTTTATTCGGCTACGGCTGTACTTTCAGGGTCAATGCCACGCTCTTTTAGGGCGTCCTTTACTTTGCCTGAAGGCTTTGGTGCCTCAACAGGCGTTAACAACGCTGCTACGCCCTGTAGAACTCTGTCAACCAAAATCTGACGGTCAAACTCTTCTACAATCTGCTTTGCGGTGTTATACACATCCCAGTTAGATGCGACACGCTTGGACTCTGGCAATTCCTCTGGAATTTCAGTGTAGGAGGTTAGTGTGCCATCCTCGTTAACGGTGATTAGGAAATAGGTTTCTACTGCCATTATTACTCCTTAGTAACTAGTTTTCTTTTAACTTTATCGAACACTTTTGGACGCTTCTTTGACGCTTTACCATTGTTGCGTTTATCGTTGCGTGCACCTTTTGCTTTAGCCATTTTATCCTCTACTTATTATATAGTCCAGCAATTAATCGTCTACGCTGAACTACTTGACCGTGATATGGGCAGAAATGGCAGGTGTAAACCTTTGGACCTTCCAAATGTTCTGGCTTAGGTAGTCCTAGTTCGCCACGCTCTTTAGCGGTGTCTGGTAGTAGGCGTTTAGATGGAGATTCGTAATCTTCACACCCTTTATCTAGGGTTACACGATTGTGTCGCTCCCAGCAATCCATTGCATCTTGTGCAAAGGTCATTTTGGTTTCGTAAAACTTTCTGTCTGGGTCTAGTTCATTTAGACCTCCAGAACCACCAGTCTTTAACTGGTCGAGGATTTCCTTCTTGTCTTTGGCATTAGCCCATGACTTAACTGGAACCTTGAATAGGCGACCCTTGTGCTCTTCACCTGAAGGAAACTTATGTTTCTCTACGGAGATTTCTAGGAGATAGTCATACTGGACTGGACCTTCGTAGTCTGGTAACTCTTCAATAGTTTCACAGACCAAACAGACTAATAGTCTGATGATTGGACCCTCAATAGGTTTAGACCCGATTACGGGTTTGAATTCTTCTGCCAATTTATGCTCCTTATTAGTGTTGGTAAATTAATGCTACTCTGATTCTCTTCTGCTATTGCAGGTGGGGCAAAGATAATCTTCGGCTTTATCGTTAAAAGTTAATTCTTCTTGCTCATGATATCGCCCACAATCAAGGCAAGAGGACATTCGTGGGTTTAGTTTACCTACAGCGTTATACTGCTCTCCATAACCCCACTCATTTGAGCCTGAGTGTCTGCGTGCTCTTTCGTATGCTGATTCTGGCATGATTACTTTCCTGGGTTAACCTTAGATTCGGCTGGATACTCGCTAGTTACGAAACCATAGCCAAAGAATGGGTGTAGGCTCTGACGATTGTCTAGAGTCTTCTCGTTACCCATAACATCTACTACTTCGGTGTCTGGGCGTACTTTACGGTACTTACCGTCTGTTGAACCTTCATTTAGGCTCTTGTTCATTGAACGTGATGTGTTAACTGCCATGATTACTTTCCTTAATACCCTAAGTCTGGGCGACTGCCAGGGTTATATTTTGCTTGCTTCACTTCCGCATAACGGTTAATTCTTCCACTAGGGTCAACGTCTACGCTGTGCTCGATATAGGCGTTGCAACCATCAAACACGCAAGGACCGCTTATACTTCCGCCAGCATCATCAAACTCGTGCTTGTGACGCTTTTGTCCTGGCTTGCGAGTATCGTTTTTTCTTGCCTGATATTTTGCTCGTCCAGCATCTTTCGCTGCTTGATAACTAGAAATCAAATCCTCTAATGAACCACTTGAGTTAAGTTTTGACGCCCTATTAGGTACTGGTTCCATTAGACGCTCTTGCCTTTTTTGTAGTGACTATCAAAATACTTAAGGGTGTTTTGAAGACTAGCACTATCTACTTGACCAGTGTTCTCGTCAACGTGCATCAACGATAACTCTTCAAATGCGTCATCAATTGCACCCTGGGCACGGGGATTACCCGCCGCCTTTGCATCCTGTGCTTCACGCAACTTTCGGTAAGATTGTGCAGCCTGAGCCAAACTGGTTAAATCTTTTGGACCAGTTCCTGGTCTGCGGTCATTAAACTGTGTCATACCATTTTTCCTTTAATGCGGTTGTTGTTGCGAGTTTCTTTACAAGGAGAACACAACCCCTTGTTGTACATAAACTCTACAGGATTAACAATCACGCCACAGGTTGGGCATGGTGCTGACCCTTTATATAGTGTAGCATTTTGGGCTATCTTGTACGCCTGTAACTCTAAAGTTTCCTGACCATCGCCATCAAACATTAATTCATGTCCTCTCTGATTGCCCTAGTTTTAGCCGCACTACGGGTTCTGGCACGTTTAGTTCCAGGGTTCTTTTGAGCCCCCGTCTTAAACTTGCCGCTTGAATCATTCAATGCTGCTCTCTCCGCTTTTAGTCTGGCGGCATTAACATCAATCTGACCTACACGTTGGCTGGCTCTGTTAGGGACTTTACCCATTATTTACCGCCACTTACAGACTTAATGTATTTAGATTGAATACCGTCTTGCTTATCCCAATCATCTATTGGTTGACTATTACGGTCATGAACGGCTTCCGCCAAATTTCCTGCATGTGTGACTGCTTGTCTGAAATGGCTGATTGCAAGGTCTTTCATACCTAGTGCGTGTGCCATTGCTGAACGTGCCAAAGATTCTTTAGCCGCATTAGCCAAACCTTCTTTAACATTAAACTGACCGCCTTGAAGATTTGATGAGGCACTTGCACTTGGGCGTCTCATTAATTCATCGATATGGTCGCTAAGGGCTTGGTGATGCTGAGGGTCTGTGTGTAATGCTATGCCTTCTCTTTGAAAACCAGTTTTAGTTGATGCAAGTTGTGAAGTTGCATTGGCTAAGGCGAATGGTTTACGCCAGTCCCTTTCTTGTTCCTGGTTTTCATCTAATAGTTCACCTGTAGATTTAAACCTATCTACAGCCTCTTGAGACCCTAATGCTAATGTGGAGACTTTATCTCTAGTTCGCTGTGTTCTAACAGTTGAGATAGCACGTTCAGTCGATACTCTTGCAGGAGCCGCAGCAATCGCTTCTTTAGTTGCTTTTTTACCGTGAGGGGTTTGTTGCCATTGCCATTGCTCTGCTTTTGGCAGACTGTCCCATTCTTTACCATACTGCTCAACCTCTTCTGGAGTTGCAGATTCTCTACCAGCCATTTTTGCTTGATGATTTGCTTCAGCAACCGCATAGATTTGACGGTGAGCGGCTAGACCTAAGGGGGTTAGAGGGACTAAATTTCTGTTGGAAGATACATTAGTCCTTCCGCCTTCAGTTTTTCCTTCTTCTAAATCAATGGCTTCATCGATGGCTCCTCCCCTAAATCCTTTTGGTTTAGGTGCTTTAAGTTTTTCTTCACTCTTAATAATACGAGCAGATTCACTAAGTGCGGCATCAGGGTCTTCTGCTTTTTCACCGATAAGTTCATACCATTGCTTTAGTTTTTCTGGGTCTCTCTCAGTATCTGCTGCGACTTTTGCACGGCGAGCCTCCATTTCGGCTTTATATTTTGCACGACGTTCTGGGTTTACGTTTTCAATTTCTTCAGCCATTATTGACCTGCCTTCTTTGCGGCATTTCTAGCCTTGCGAGCAGCGGCTTTAGCGGCAATCTGCTCTGGCGTTCTTGACGCTTCATAGTTAGGCATTTTACCTTGGGCTCTGAGGGCGTATCTGCCGTGAGTGGTAGCCTTCATCATGTCTAACCAACTTTGACGTTTACGAACTCCTTCAACTACATTGCCAGATGCGGTCATAGTGGCGGTAGTGCTCAATGGTTCAGTTTTTTTGACTGGGGCTTCTTCTGCTCTAGAATGTGGGTAATCATAGATATTTGCACGATATTCTGGCTCAAGCATAATGGATGTCTTAGTGGCATCTTTATGCTGCTTCTGACGAGTGTAATAGTTAGAGGTGCTTTCGGTACTATACGCAGGTTCTGCTGTACGAATAAAGTTGTTAGCGGCTTCTAGTGCTGTGGCGTGGTGAGGTTTAGCATGTTCTGGAAGTGACTCTACATCCATTGTGCTTAGACGTTCTGCAATGTCTTTCACGCCATTCATGATGTCTTCGTGCAAAGTAAACCCAAGTTTATTTCTTGCATCCGCTAATTCTCCTACACGACTCTTTAGTACCAACGCACTACGGCTTTCTGAGTTTTGGTGCAAATACTCTAGCGATTGGTGAAGTTCATTTAGATGACCAGAGGCTTTATGGTTTGACCAATCATTGTAGGTTGCTTCGGCGTTAAGGTCATCAATCATGCCTTGTGCTTTACTTTTATCAACACCACGAAATTCTAGGGGAGTTTGATTTCCTTCATTACCTATAAGTTCAGGGCGATTAGTGGTAAACCTGCCCGAACGTTCGTTTCCTGCCATTATAGACTCTCCAAACTATTTCTACTGCTACCAGAATACCCTGCTGGGCTTCCGCTGTACCACGAAACTCTGGGTTCCGTGTAAACTCTGTCTAATGAAACTACGTCATTTATGTCTGGCTGTAGTCTCACACCAAACCCAAATCTGTCTGGAAAAACTCTGATTTGTGGAATTGGTGGTCTAACTTGCTCCTGCAAAACTGCCCCAGGCATGGTGGCTGCCATCAACGCTTGCTGGGTTAAGCGTTCCATGTTTGATGCCCAAGGACCGTTGTAACTCCATCTTGGGGGTAGTGCTTCTACATTTTCTCTAGGAGTTCCTACCCAAGGCTTTGTGTAGTCATAGCGACCATCAAAAGAATACGACCCCATGTTATCTCCAAACTGGCTTTAGATAAGCCATCTGTTGGGCACGAATTGTATTCATGGCACTTGGGGCATCTGAGGTAATGTTTGCCTTACCGTCATTGACGAGGTGCGGTGCAGGAGTTAGTTGGAACTGTGGACCTGCTTTTGGTGTACGCCATACACCTGCTTTAGCATCGTATTTGGCTTTTGCTTGACGCTGTAAACCCATCTGGTCGTTAAACTCTGGTGACCAGAAATACATTGAAGGCTCAATACGTTCACCTTTGTGAACACCACGCTGATAGGCTTTTTGTCCTACACGACTTTTAATTGAATCGAGTAAACGGTCATCACGTCTCGAACGAATTGTGCCTAAATAGCCGTCAGGGTATTCTGCGTAAGGAACTCGTCCTGTACCAATACGGATAGCGTCAAGGTCGCTACGGGCAATAGGAACGCCCTGACCGCCTTGATTGTTATAGCCTATAAAACCGTTGCCACCTAATGACTGCCAGTTTTGTTGAGGGCTAAAGTTATTAACTACACCAGCCATTATTCACCTGTAATCTTTGGTGTTCCTTCAGGAGGTATTCTAACCTCTGTTTTTGCTTTTTTGTTCTGTGGTTTAGTGCTTCCGATACGCTTTGCGTGTTCTTCGTAGGTAGTGTCATCAAACTTTCGGAAATCAAATGAGGCGTCTTGGTCTCGGTCCACTACTGCGTGGCTGGCTTCCATTGGGTCTGAAAAGACTCTAGATGCGTCTATTTCAATATTGCCATCATTCTTCCAAGAACCAATAGATGCTCCAGGATGACTTTGATTTTGGATTCTAAGGAACTCGTGGGCAAATTGCTGATGGCTGATGTTAGGCACGCTTTCATAAATATGGGTAGCGATTGGTTTGCCTGTCAGGGATGAGGGCTCTGCACCTACGGATTCCGCTTCTTCTGGACCATTTTCACCATAAAGTTTCATGGTACGCAAATCCATGGTTGCCCCACCATTTGTTTCGGTGGAATCAATAAACTTTTGGGCACCAGGGCTAGTCGCTAGGCGGCGAATTACGTAGTTACCCTGAGTTGGGGTTACTGTAACTTGGTTTTTATCAAAACTTGTCATAAACTAAGTATGACTGATAACATTCAGGGATACAGGATAAAAAGGAATAAAATGAACGGACAGATTGCAGTAATTAGTGGGCATAAAGTACTAGAGGATGACGTGACTAGATGGACGGTCTTCTGCTATAAATGCGGAGAATCTTTTGGAAATCCGACTATTGACCCTAAAGAGTTAAAACAACTTCAAACAGAGCACATTGCTTTGCATGAAGAAAATACCCCCGAATAATCGGGGGTATTTCATTAGTTCTTTGTAAATCCTGGCGTACTACTTGCCCCAGCATCCCAGTTGACTAGGCTTGAACGACTTTGACCGCTTAAACCAATAACACGACCACCAGTTAAACCTTTGGTAGTAAATGACCCACCCGATGACTGAAAAGATGTACGGTATTCTTTTTGGTAAGATGTTCCGCCGCCATGAGGACCTTCATAGTGGTCTTGTTCGACACTACTATTCGGGGAGTCAGGGCTCTCGGTTACTCTTCTAGATAACGACATGATTACTGTACGGAAATAGACGCTTCTTGACCGAAGTTATTGGTACGACCTGATACTGATGGAATCATCTTGGCGTTAGCCATAGTTGGTCCAGCGGCTGGGTCGATGGTTGGGGTGAAAGGAACAGTGACACGATAGGTAGCACCAATACGCTCGATGTTCTGGCGGTTAGCCTTACTTCCAGGGTTGGTTGGGTCACCTGCCTGTACGCTCTTCTTTGGAACTAGAGTTCCCTGAAGTGCTGGAGCAGCACTAATTGGTAGACGTGGGCTACCAACCTGAGATGCTGCATCAATTGCTTCGTGGTGAGTTAGGTGAGTGCGGTTTTTCATGTTTCCTGCTGCTTTCATTGAACTTGAAGGGGTTCCGTTGCGACGACGCATTGCGTGTCCAACACTAAAACGAGTTGCCATGTGGCTCCTTTATCTCTCTATAAGAGTAAACCTTTTTTAACTTGCTGTAACGGTAAATACTATTGCACTGATTTCGCCATCACGGGAATCAATAGTGGTGAACCCAGGCTTATCAACGAGGTCTAGACCTCTTGGAGCAACATAACCACGAGCAATGGCGATAGCCTTTACTGCCTGGTTTACTGCCCCTGCACCTACGGCACGAAGTTTTACCTGTCGACTGTCGTAGATAGCGTGTGCGATTGCGGATGCTAGAGATTGTGCGTTAGAACTGGCACTTACACGAAGAAAGGGCTCTTCTGTGGAGGGTGCATTGATTTCTTCTGACATTTGTAGTCCTTAGTTGTCGAATTGTATGCCATCCCTACAACTAAGAATACCCAGTATTTAGCCTATTGTGTCCCTATACTTCGGGTCTTTTATTTGTTCAACAATTTGAGTTTCTATGGCTGAAATAGCGTGACCTCCAGCCAATCTAGCCAAAGAATAGGCGTCAGCGGCATTATCATCGTTAAATTCTATGCCCCATCTTTTGTAGATTTGTAGGAGCATCTCTTGTTTTTTTGCTGTTCCTTTGCCAGTAGCGTATTTCTTTAGGGTCATTGGAGGAATTTGAAGGGGGGTTTTTAGGTGGTCGTCAAAGAAATTCCATAAAGTTAGTTTGACTGTGGCGGATAACTCGCCTAAAACTAGGGCTGATTGTGAGGCTAAAACTGTGCCTTCCATAGCAATATCTTTTATAGTTAGACGCTCAAAAAGTAGGTCTTCTATCTTGACGTCTAGCCACTCCATGATATCTGCTAGGCGTTGCACGCCTTTATACGGAGATTTATACACCCAAGTCATATGCTCTGATGGAGTTGCAACGGAGACTGCTGATAGTGCAAACCCTGTTAATGATTGGTCAATACCTAGTGTTATTTCTTGGTCGCTTTTCAGGTGTCCGTTGAACTCCTTAATTGCCATTATGAGCCTTAAGTCTGTCCAAAAGAGGTGCTAACTCAAAAAATAGTTCTTCTTTAGTAGAGTCGTTATTTATGATGACATCATAGTTTTGGTAAAGGTCAACCTCTTGTTCGGAAGAATGGGAATTGGCAGGACCAACATTAGGTCTGTTTACTCGCCATACTTGACCGTTCCAAAGCCTGATTGCTTCTATTTCATTTAGGTATCTGACGTCAGAAATGACCACATCGGTCTTGGCGTCAATTGCTTTATTCATAAGATAGTCAATCCAAAAATGCTCGCCAAACATTTCACGACCAACTTCAGTACCCATACGCTGAAGCAGTTCACGAACTTCTGGACTTAAATCCTTAATTGCGTCCCAGCCCAGTTTATTGACCACAGATGCCAGATAAACACCTTGAACACCGCTGACGGTGACTTTAGGGTTTAGCCTAAGTAACGCTTCCCGCATAGGGTCTGCAAAGGCTAACCTAGTGAATCCGTATTTCTCAACCAAAAACTCTGCCACTGTATCTTTGCCACTACGAGCATAGCCACTTAAACCAATAATCATTCTTCATCCCAATGGTCAAATTTTTTCTCAATCCATGTTGCAAATGCGACAATTGCTAAAATAAGCCCTAGTGCGATTAGCCCTTGAAAAAGTATGCTCATTAGATACCCAAGTCTTTTCTAGATAGCCTAGACTCGCTCTGTCTCCGTGTTATCTCACGGCTAACTAACTGTAAGTCTCTTTCATGATTAGACAACAGCATCTCTACTAATTTGCGATAAGCATACTTTTCTTCATAATCATTATCTAGTTCAACTAGTTCTGGAGAAATGGATATTTCCGCTTTGACTTTAGTTACTCTCTCACCTTTTACTTGAGCACCCATACGCCTTATTAACATAGTGTTCTCGGTAAATTCTTTTTTCTTCAAAGCGGCTCGTTCTTCCAACAACGCCATAGTTAACTGCGAAGCAATGTAATCTGTCCAAGCGGTTAGTCTTGTGAATAACCCGCCAAGTTCTTCTGAGTCAACCGAAGTTATATCATTCGGCAAGATTACTTGTTCGCCAGAAGGCTTGTGAAAATGAAGACCCCAATCCTTAAACTTCTCTAGGGCACTCATTAATCCTCGCTATACGGTGAGCATTGTGGGCAAGTACTGCCTGGGTTGTTGGTGCAAGCGGGTTCAGTAGAAGCGTCTACCGCATCGATTACTTTTTGGGCTTTGTCAAAAATGTGTCTTACAAGTTCAAAGTCACGCTTCACTGAGAACTCCTTGAACGATTGGTCAGCCTTAAGTTCGTACAAAAATACAATCTCATTAATGTCATGACCCATGCGGTTCATCAGTTCAAGATAAACCTGACCCTGCAAAATGTGGTCAGAAAATGGTCGAGTGATTCTGCCCCATGCTTTGAACAAATCTCCATCAGCATCCGCCAAAAGTGATGGCTGACCATAACGAATTGTTCCTGCACCGATTGACTTAATTTCAATTAAAGTGTCGTTACCAATTCCTTTAATCCAGCCATCGGTGTGCCCAGCGATACGCAAGTTGTCGTCTTTTAGAGTTACTTCGGCGTACTCTAGGCGGTCTGGTCGACCACAGTGCTCACACGCTTGAGGTGAAGTTCCCCAAGTCAATTTATTACATACAAGACACTTAAAGTTGCCGTGTAGAACGCCCATGTCTTGAAACCATGATTGCCATTTGGCGTGAATTTGATGCCCTGTATCAAATATGCTCTGAAGTTTTAGCCCAGGGTTTGCAGCCACCTTTGTGTGACCACGCATGAGGAAATAAGACCCACGGATACAGAAATCCTTTTTGATAATCTCTGAAGGGTGGAGAACAGTAGTGCTTCTATCCCCTGCTGGACGCTTCTGTAAGTAGCGTTCAATGTCGCCTAGTAGACGTGATTTAGTTTTCTTTGCGTCCAAGAACCTCTTTAGTTCTGCATCAGTTACTGCCATTGTTGTATTCCTTTCCTAAAAAGACATATTCCTTTAATGTCATTTTGTTTTTATACTGTCGTTGCCACTTACGGATGTAAGCGTTACGTTCTCTGTGGGACATTCCGCCCCAAATTCCATGTTGTTCATCTGTTCTAACTGCTTGCCACAGACACCTAGTCCTGACTGGGCATGGCGGTCTTCCAACTGTTCCATAACAATACCCCTTTGCTTCATCTGCCTGTTGCCTGTATAAATCTTTATCTCTTGGTGGATAAAAAATCTCTGGGTCTACTCCTTTAGCGGCACAAGCCGCCTCATCAAACCAAGAGTAGTCGTCATCATAAGGTAGTTTCAACTTTATTCCACAATTCTAAAAAGTCAGTTTCCAAAAGAATAACATAGTCTTCGCCATCAAGATGGATGCCAAACACTGGCAGTCTTCCATCCATAATCGCTTCATTAGTTATCTTCTTTAAATCTTTGGAGTGTATGGTCTTGGATAGTTTACCAGTCCACTTGTGTTCAATCAAAATACTATCGCTTCTGACGTCTCCTTTACGGGACCAGAACGCCCCAGAGCCAGCATTAGTTTTACCATTAATTGCTTTGGCTAGACGTTTCTCGTGTTTTTGCGAGTTCTTTTGACCTTCACTCTTCATTAACAGTAATCTTACCCTCTTTATAGGCTTTGATAATTCTTGGGATTAAAAAGAATAACTGTTCACGGGTGTAACAAGTACTGCACCCATCAAACGGTTCACCCGATAAAGTTGCAAAGTCCTCCGACTCTTCTCCATCTATCGAGGCTTCACAGTCCCAAAGATACTCTTCATAACTTCTTTCGAGGTCTTCCGCCCATTTTTGGTCAAATTCCATTACTCTTCCTCTCCTACAAAACTATCTGGTGTTGTAAGTACTTTATCTCGTAACTCATCAAAGAAGTCTACCTCTTCACGCAAAGAATTAACAAGAGCCTCTTGACCCTGCCATTTACGGTCTGCATAGTAAATCCAGCCACCTTTACGGTCAACTATCTGCTTCACTATTGCCATAGCCGCAACTTCTTTAGCGACATCGTAATCTCCCGCAGAATAAATGCTATGGTCAGAGAAATAGAAGTCTAGGTATGCGGTACGACTAGGCGGAGCCGTCTTATTCTTTAGTGTGCGGATTTTAATTCGCTGACCTACACGCATTTTATTTACGCCTGTTCCTGCTTCAATCCACTCATCACGCTTTACCTCTGAGCGAGTGAAGAACGCATAGTCTTTACCTACACCGCCTGGGGTTGTGCGAGGGTCACCGTGCATCACGCCAATCTTCATACGCCACTGGTTAATAATGATGCCTAGAATTGGGCGTTCATTTTCGGTCAGGCTACGCTTCATTGCGGCACCAGCCTTGCGGAAAAACTTGTTTGTAAGTAATGCTCCACGACCAACTGTAAACTCATCCATAGTCTTTTCATCTTCTGGACCAGGGACTAGGGCTGGCAAAGAGTCGATTACTATGGCATCTACTGATTTTGATTCGGCAAATGCTATGACTGCATCGTACGCTTCTTCCATGATGTTGGTCTCAACTACTATTACACGACTTATATCTACGCCACACATTTCCGCATACTCTGGAACCCATTGTTCTGCGGCTACCCATACAGTTATGAACTCTGGGTCGTTCTGTTGGTTGGCGGCAATGGTTTTCAAAGCGATTGCAGTTTTGCCATGAGATGGCTCACCGATTAATTCGTTCCACTGATTGCTAGGAAACCCTCCGCCAAGAATGTAGTCGAAGGTTGTGCTGCCTGTGGTCATGCGTTTAATCAACTCGGAACGTATGTTTCCAGCCATTACGACTGTATTATCACCGAATCGCTTATTTAATTGAGCCATGATTTTCATGGCATCTGCATTAACCATTCTTTTCCTTTTTTCTAAGTTCGCTTGTGAGTCGGGCACTGGTAGAAAGAGACCATGCCAAAGCCCAAATCAATGAGGTTATTATGGTAGTAATAAAAATTGCAAAAGTTATCCACTCAATTGTTTTCATTTAATTCTCCAAACAAGTCGTAAATGGAAACCCACTCATCGCCTCGGTAAAAACCTGCGTTGCCCTCTGGGGATACTTCGACCAGACCGTTTTGGACAAGGATAGTCACCATACGGGCTCTAGCCATAATCCAAGTTAGTTCCTGAAGTCTATCTAGTTGTTCTGTTGTTGCCATTATTCTCCAATCCTTCCAATGATTTGTTGTGGGTTGTAATTACTTTGCGAGTTGTTTCCTGCCGCTTGACTGACGCCACCCTCGATATGAGCCCCCGCAAGAGTGCCATACCGTGAGCCTGATTGCTGAATGGGATACCCGCAATCATAACAGCGTGCCGCAGCATTTTGAACCGCCATGTAATTGGCAGAACCGCAGTCAGGGCACGTCTGCGTTTGCTTTGCACTTTGAGCACGTTCTGCTGGGTCTTTGACGGGCTGAAAGGAAGGCATCTGAGGCAATGGTTGCTGGCTCGGAGGCATAGGAGGTGTAGGGTCAGGTCGACCAACTTGAGTTTGTGGTTGGGTGCCTAATTTTTTAGCCCACCAATCTGCGTTATTCATCGTTTCCCTTTCGGTATTTCTAGTAGACCTAAATCTACCATCTGTGAAATTGAACCCACTAATAAATGAGCCATTGGCTCTTTCAGTGCATGCTTAGTTATCTCGGCAATGTGGTCGTAAAATTTTTCCATTTCTGGGTTTTCGTGGTCATGAGCCGATGGTGATACGGAAACAAACGCCTCAGAAAATAAAGCGGCATAGCCATATAGCAAAGGAACTAAGAACCCTATCTTTTCTACACGAGCATCGCTTTCTTCATGCTCTCTTTCCAACACTTCTTCGCTAACGGGAGAACAACCTAGTTCTACGCTAATTGCATCGCCATCAGGTATCTGAGAGTCTAGGATGAACTCTCGAAGATGAGCCTTTATCTGTTTGACGGAAGTAATCTTGGCGTATTTAGGCTTTTTGCGTTTGAAGAATTTCACTTGGCTTCTCCCCATTTGTCAACGATTTGTACATCCGCAATAAGTGGAACTGTAATCTCTCTAATTTTAATACCTTCCATGGAACTTCTAATAGCCTCTGCGGTTTCTTCGGCTCTATCTTGCGGCGTTATAGTTACCAACTCATCGTGAACTGTAAGAATAACATTAATGTCATTTTCATCCAAAAAGCAAGAGTGGGCACGGACTAAAGCCAGTTTCATTACATCAGCGGCAGAGCCTTGAATCATGGTGTTAAATGCTTGCCGTTCTGCACGAGACAATTCAATTCGGTCTGTGCTTTTTAGCCCAGGGATGTACCTGCGACGTCCAAAGATGGTCTCTACATAAGGTAGGCTACCACTGTTTTTGGCGGCTCTAACAACTCGTTCTTTGTACTTTGTGATAGACGCAAATTCTGACTCGAACCTTTTAAGAAGGTCCTTTGCCTCTTGAGAAGTACACCCGATTTGAGCAGCGATTTTATCGGGACCAACGCCGTATGAAATAGCCAGCACCAATACTTTACCTGCTTTGCGGTCAACACCCATGGTGTCGCCAATCGTGGTGTAGATGTCTCCGCCTTCAAGATAATTACTTATTAGTCTAGGGTCGCCAGAGAAGGACGCAATAATTCTCGGCTCAATTTGGGAGTAATCTGCAACAATTAACTTGTGGTCAGGTGGGGCTACAAATAAATTACGGACCAGTTTTCCATAATCTCCCGATGATGGGATGTTTTGAAGATTAGGTTCGCTTGAAGAGAATCTACCCGTCTCAGCACCATGGGATTTAAAATTGGTGTGAACACGACCATTTATTAGTAACGACTTCTTTTCTACTACGGTTTTCTTTCCGTTAGTTTCACGCTCCACTAAACCTCCTTTATAGGGGGTTACATAAGTGGTCATTAGTTTGTTTAAGTCGGAATACTCTAGAAGAGCATCTACTAAATCGTCTTTTCCACGATAATACTCCAATGCCTCCGCACCTGTGGAGAAATGGCTTGGAAGCAGGTGTTGTTTGGCTTTTACAGCCTCGACACCTTTATCGGTAAGTACTGACTTATTTATGTTTCCATTAATGTAGATAGATGGAGATAGCCGTGCTGATTTTCCGTTAATCATGGTGAAGAGCAATCTCTGCTTCTCTTGAACAGAGTTAATTGCAAATGCTTCACCAGCCACTTTAAAAGCCTTGGCTTTAGCGGCTTCTTTATCGGCACCGATTTGCTCCGCCAAAACCTCAAGCATATCGGTGTCGATATAAGCACCTGTGAGTTCCATGTCACAGAGTACTGATAGAACGTCCATCTCTAGACGCCAAACATTCTTTAGATTGCCCGTAATCTTTTCTTCCAGAACTTGGTAAAGTTTCCACGTTAACTCTGAGTCAATTCCAGAGTAATTTGCAACATCGGAAAAACTGTGTAGGGCAACGTTTTCTCCGATACCCTTTTCCATTTCTACGCCAAGTTCTCGTTTAACACAGTCTTTTAGACCTAATCCCATTTTTGCGGCTAAGTTGTTGATGATAAACGATGCGGTTAAAGTATCAAAGTATGGTTTCGGTGGTACTTTGCCCTTGTAGTATTTAGCGATAGATTTTAAATCAAATTTTGCATTGTGAGCAATTTTTAGTTTGTCCGAAAACATCAATGGCTCAATCGCATCAAAGACTTGACGTGGAGTTAGTTGTGCTGGTGCTTCGCTAAAGCGAGGAACCCATTTACGCTGGTCTTTGCTGTAATGAGCATCAGTAATTTCTTTGCCCTCAGCAAGGCGACGCTTGCCATCAATAAGAAGTGGTTTGTCATAGCCATCCAGTTCACCATTAGGGTGACCCATAGGGATAACGTCTGTGCGACCTTCAGTTGCAAAAGAAATCCAGCAGACATCGTTGATGACTGGATAGAGGCGATTTTCGCCAATTGTTTCAACGTCAAATGCAAACGCATCGACTTTAGAGTAGTAATCTACAAATTCTTGTAACTGTTCAACAGTTGTAATGATGTTCATGATGCCCCGAAAGTTTGGTTGTGGGAGGCAGGTAGAAAGGATAGACCCTGCCCCCCACACGAGTGGATTGTTTAGGAAACGAGTTGACGAGCCAGTTTTAGCAGTTCTTCACGGGGGCTAACGTAGACTGCTGAGTCGTCATACTTTACTGCACTAGCGATTGCAGATTCGATTTCCTCAACATCAAGTTCCCACTCCTCAGCAAGGTCCATAGCCTTTACACGCTCAACGATGTATTGAGTAGTAGTGGCTGTACCTTGACGAGAAATTGCCCAATAGAATTTGGACAAAGGACCGAACTTTGGGTCGTCGTTCTTCGCACGAAGAATCTTAGCCAAAGTTGGAGTTGCTGAAAGGATTTGAACGTTTGGCTCTTCGTCAGTAATGACAAGGACGTTGAACACGAAACGTGGGCGAGGCTGGTCTCCTGCAATAGTACACAGTGGGCAGTCCTCACCGAGGCAAACGAATGAACGCTTACCTTCAGTACGGTTAATCCAGTGCTGTTCGTAAATCATGAACGGTGCATCGTCCAAGAAACGTACTAGCCTTGGCTGTTCCGCAATCTTGAAGTCTGTAGGGTAAGCCCCTGCTTCTTTCTTTGGCTTGAGGAACTTGTCTGCAATGTCCCAGCCAGACTGTACAGTCGTGCCGTGCTTTGCAGGGATGTTTTCGTTTTCGTCAACAAAATAGTTGTTGGCGTTAACAGATGGGTCGTTTACCATAATGGTATTTTCCTTATCGGTCTAATCGGTTTTAATCGGTTTGATTTATTGCTATTTTCCAACGACGTACAATGTCGTCAGTTAGGGTCTGGTGCTTTTTCCACTCTACACGAGCAGTGCCCAGAAGTCCACGTCTAGAAAACTCTTCAATGGCTATCTGGATTAGTTCTCGTGTGTAAACACGATTACCTAATACCTTTTTACCATTAAGTTCTTTAGAACGCAAACGGTAGGGAGCCGAAGGGATGTAACCCTTCTTTTCCCATAAACGAATGGTGACAATCTGTTTTTCTAACGCTTGTGCTAAAGCACCGATAGTAAACAGTTCCGTCTCCACTCCTTTGACGGTCTTAATGATTGGGTTTTCGTCCCAACCATTACTCTCGCCTAAGACTTGTTTTTTACGCTTAACAGCCTTTTCAGTTGGCTCTCTGCGTTTTTGTTTTGAGCCAGGTGCACGGTCTAGACCTTCAAATGCTTGAAGGATTTCTTTTTCTGAACGTAGCCCTGCCATTGGTTTACTTCTTTAGGATATCCAACGCCCAGATTACTTTGGTAGGAAACATCTCGTCAAGTTGTTCCTCGGTAATCTTCTCTTCGTAATAAGCAGCCATTAAAGCACCCTCATTGATGACTCGTTTCATTTCATAAACTTCTTCACCAATTCCAGTTGCCTCAATGATGCGGTCAGCGGTCTCTTCGTTTAGAGCACGCTTTGCACGGCGAGTCTTCTGCACTCTCTGGTAATCACCAATCGGTGTGTCCAGATAAATGCTTAGGCTTCCAGCGGTATCTTCAGAACCTTCTGAATCAAGTTTCCCAAAAATCTTTTCACGAAGTTCCTTTTGGCGAGTCTCCATGAAAGAAATGCTTTCCTTGAGTTTTACATACTCTTGAACTTGTGACTGCAAGTCATCAGGGTTGCTGAATCGAGTTCCTTCTTCTTCAATTCTATTTGCCATCGTCGATTAACTCCTTCTTTGCTCTTTCTAATGCGATAGGTAATGCCGCAATTAATTGCTTGATTGCTTTTTCGTCTAGGAAAAAGTCTTCGTCATTTGCCTCATCATAAATGCGTACATTAGGAACAATCTTCTTGCCCTTTATATGAAACGCATGGGTAATTACTAACGGACCTGCGGTCAGTTTTTTGTATCTTTTAGCCACGGTGTAGCCCTCCTTATTTGTTAGATAGAAAGTTTATGAGACTTCCTACAGTTAAGTCAACCCCCCCAGAAGAATTTATTCCTTCGCCATCTAGGACAGCGTTGGCAACAGTTTTCTTCTGTTGGAGCATATCATATTGACGTTGTTCTATCGAATCTTTAATCAGTATGTCCTGAATGGTAATGGTACTCCATTCAGATGACGCTCGGTTTATCCTACCATTACGCTGAACAGCAAGTCCAGCAGACCATGGTTGGTCGTAGTTTAGCAGTAAGTTTGCTTGAGGCAAATCTACCCCATAACCTCCTGCATCACTAGATACTAGCACACGGGTCTGACATTCCGTTTGGAACTTCACTTTAGCGGATTCTTTTTGCACCGCAGACATCTCGCCTGTGTAGGCTACTGCATCTATACCTTTTGCTTTTAAGCGAGTTACAATCTCATCTACTGAACGCAGATAGGAAGTAAACACTACAGCCTTGTAAGTATTGTCTATGTCTAAATGGTCTGTCAAGTAGGTTATAGCCACATCTAACTTTGGGGTCTTAGATATAGATTGAACTAAATCACCAAGGGAGTTAACGTAGGCACTTCCTTTGCCATTATGCTTTTCAAAATTATCATGGCTTTCCTGTAGCACCTGAGGGCTTGAACACAGCATACGCAATGCACTTATGCGAGACATGATTTCTCCACGCATTTGGTTTGCTGGGTCGCCAGGGTCGAAACTTTGACCATAATGAACCGCTAAATTAAAGTTCTTTCCAAACAATTCACTGGCTTCTGTTAGCAGGTTTATTAAGTCAGTAGCAATGTGTTTGTAAAGGCTTACTCCAGCCCTGTCTAAAGGAACTAGAATAGGCTCTCGATACACGGCATCAGGAAGATAGGGTTTAACATCTTCGTCTTTTTGAGATTTACGAACAGCGTGTTTAGTTAAAACTTGATGTAGCGTTGGGAGGTTTCGGTATCTTTCAACCCCACCAAAATAATTTCTGATAATAAATGTTTTATCAAAAATATCGAAGCGTCCTAGAACAGTAGAGTCAACAAACTGCATGATTGAAAAGATTTCTTCTGGCTTACCGTTTTCTATCGGTGTCCCAGTTAGGGCAAACTTTATTTCGACCCTTTTAGCCAACTCTTTAACTCGCTTGGCTCTTTTAGCCCTAAATCCCTTGATAGCGGTTGCCTCATCGCAGACCATAGCATCAAAATTAAAAGTCTTAATAATGTCCCAGTCATTTACTACCTGCTCGTAATTCATAATTACATAATCGTAATCGAACATTTGTTCGTACAGTTCTTTGCGTTTTTGGGCTGTTCCTTCAATAACTAAAGGAGAACTGTCGGAAAATTTCTTTATCTCTTTTTCCCATTGATACTTTAGGCTTGCTAAACATAGGACTAAAGTCTTTTTTGGTTTGAGTTCTTCAATGGCGGCTATCGTCATCGGGGTTTTGCCTAACCCCATTTCATAGGCAACAAGGATACGCTTTTGCTCAACCATCTTATTGACGGCTTCCACCTGATATGGTTTGAGCGTCCCAGTGAACATATGCGGATTCTCCAAAAAGTGATGACACAGCGTTTTCTACGCCCCAGAGAATCTCCTCGTTCACCATATCTCCTGGGTCCTTCTTATTTGTACCACCATAATTGAAGAAAAACAGGTTCAACCCGTATTTTCTAGCCCAAGTAAGCATCTCTTTAGATGCCTTACGACCAGCGGGGTCGATATTAGGGTTATCAAATGCAGCAATTATCTTTTTTGAATACCGCAGTAATTTTATTTGGTCTTCACTTATAGACGACCCACAAACAGCGACTGCACCAGATATCCCAGCAGAGTCAATCCTAAGGCAATCAAGAGGAGACTCAACCACAATTGCGACTTCTTCATTTTGTACATCAACTCCAAACAATGTTTTTGACCTTGTTAAACCTGCTGGACGGTTCATAAAGGTTCTATCTTCTGTTCCTTTTTCTTGCCAACCCAGCAGTTGGTTAAAGTGAGGGTCTCGTAGAGGTAGTACCCATGCCTTTTTGTCTTTGTCCCATAGCACACCGTATTTTGCGGCTGACTCTGCGGTGATTGAACGTGAGAGAAGTTGCTCCTCTGGCGGCTCAACAAACACTGCCAATCTCGCTTCAGACATCTCTAAAGGTTTTGGAATATCTTTTATGTAATGTGGCATGTTGTTTAACATGGACATCAAATCTTCTATTGAGACTTCTGCGATATTTTTTAGCCATGCTTTAGCGGCGTCATAATCATACGATTTAACATCGCCCCAAGAAGTTATGTATAACTCTTTAATGTCGCAAACAAGTTGTAGGAGGTTTCCTTTATACCCACAAGAAAAACAAGTGTGCATACCTGACTCAAGATTTATCCACCACGATGGGGAGTTATCGTCTCTACCTGTGCGTTGTTTGTGTTGAGGACATAAGGCATTAGCCTCGGTGTTTCTCTCTAAGTAATCAACGCCTAGTGCTTCTAAGGCTTTAACTACATCAAACATTAAATACTCCAAGGAGTACAGTATTTACACGTCTTAGTTTTAATCTTGTCGTGGAAACATCCAGTCTCCCAATCCCAAGTTATTTCTTCTGCACTAGGTGGGCAGTTACGAGACTGAACAATCTTTAGAAGTCTTTGCTTATCTTCATCTTCAATTGGTTCTAGCCCAAGGATAACATCGGAGTCTTGGAAGAAAGATGACGAATAGCCAATTGAATCAGCGGATACTTTTCCACCCTTCATTTTCCATAGCAGGGTTTGAGTGGTGATTACCACAGGAATGTTCATCTTCTGTGCAACCCGCTTAAGCGAACGAGTAATGTTGGTCAATGCTTGAGGCGTGTTCGCTTCTCCAGTAACTTGGTCAAACATCAAATACACACCGTCTACAAAAACTATATCTGGCGTTAATTGCTCTATCTTGGCAACCAACGAATCCACAGTTAGACCGCCCATAGCATCAATCAGATGGAAGGGCTTTTCGGTTTTCATGTCTTGAAGTAGTGCCTTGTAGCGGTCTTCTTCCAGCCGTTGTAGTTTTCCGTTGCGGAAACGGGTGGCGGAAAGGTGAGCACGGATAGCATCGTGACGTTGAGATTGCTCGTGATTGTTCATCTCAAAAGATTGGAACATAGGGGTTAGCCCTGCTTCATGCACATTAATTGCCATCTGCAATGCAATCTGTGATTTACCTGTTTTAGGTGGAGCAATAACCGTGATTAACTGACCGCCTTGTAAGCCAGACGTTGCCTCATCAATTTTTGCGAACCCAGTTGGTATACCAAGCAGTTTTTTATTTTGTAGGTTTTCGTATTCCTCAAAACGCTTATCGGTGTTTTCTGTCAGGTTAACGTGAGTAGTGCCAATTACACCCTGAGCATTTACTGTCGAAACAGTTTTACTCATCTCAGATAGAGCAGCCTCATGGTCATTTTGAGACATTTTTTGCATTACGTCTTGCAGACCGTTGCGAGTAAGAACGTTTCTACGGAACGACACCATCGTGTCAATTAGGTAATCTAGCGATTCCTCGATGTTATAGATAGTGAAGTTAGGGAAATTATCTTTTACAGTTTCGGCTGTAGGAACTACACGGTAATTGGTGTAGTGCTCTCGAATAAACTTCCACACTCTTCGTAAATCGTCATCAACAAACCACTCATCTTTTATGCCTTGTTCAATGACAGGAATGATTACTCTGTCACGAATTACTTTGCTGACAAGTCTTTGCTCGTTGTCTAATGCCATTTAGCCCTCTTCTTTTACTACAGATTATTTAGTTCTACACCATACGAACCGTATCTTGCAATACGTTCTGGTAAATCTATTACGCCCTTTAAATTTGGTCGATACGGAAGCATTGAAATTAACTCGTCAATGTCCGCATAGACCTCGGCATAATTAAATGGGTTTGCTACTCTGCGTTCTAAAGTCATCATAACTTTATCTACAGCGTCCTGTGTCCAGCCATCTGATTCAAAGGCGGCTAGTTCAATAGACAGCCCGTATTTGTTTGCTAGAGTCCACAGTTGTGAAACTGACGCTAGATTTAACGTCTTTATTACTTTACGTCTTTCCTTTTGCAGGATGTTTTTGCGTGTTTCTTCTTCACCTAATGTCCCAACTATGTCAATTACAACTACTATTTTTGGAGATGTTTCGTTTGAGATGTCACCGTTTTTCATATGACCTCAATCTTTCCGTACTTTAAAACAAGTTGCCGAAAAATCTCAGGGTCATACAAGGCGTCCATAGCCTCTTCATCAGCGACTTTTGATGGGATGGCTAAATTAAACACTCCGTTGCTGTTCTCTAGTTTGTCGGTAACGAATTTAACGTGCTTACATCTAGCGGCTCTGGCGAACTTATCGCAATCGCACCTTTTCTTTTTTGGGTTTGCGGAGTCTACGCAGACTTCATAAACCTTGAAGTCTCCTTCATCAATAAAGAACTGAATTGTTCTCCATTCGATTTCAACCATTTTATCTCTCATCCTTGGCGTAGGTCCTTACCGATAATCGCAACTCTGTGGAAAGCCTCGTGAGCAAATGAACCCATTGCCTCTCCGTACTGAGCCGCCCAGTTTTCACGTTTAACATTTGTAGTGACAATTGTAGGCAACGCTTTGTCGTAGCGTGAACGTAAAATTTCATCAAATGAAGTATCGTCATACTTTGAACCGTATTCTTTTCCTAAATCGTCTAGTACTAAAACCCTAACATTTAACCAGTCTTCTTTGGCTCTGCCATGAAAGCCTTCCATCTCACGGTAAAGGTCTGGTCTTGAATCTGCGTCTGCATCAATCAAGGCTTTCTTGCGTGACAAAAATTCAGGAAAGGTCATGTAGTAAATCGGTCTCATATCGACAGGCGATAGTCCTGAAGGGATGCCTAAAATTCGTTCTATGTTGTCTTCTGGCATACGACGAATAAACTCCATCAAAGTAGTTACTGCGTGAGTTGTCTTACCTAGCCCTGGACCACCATCAAACAATAGTCCGACACCAGTTGTGCCTAATCCACCAACGTTTTTAATGACTTTGCCTTCAAACGCCAACTCCAGCCACTCTTCAATAATGTCTGGGAACTTACCTGTTCTAGCCTCGATGTCTGATGGTTCTAAACCCATAAATCTTCTAGGTATGTTTGAGCGATTGAAAATCCAATTGCGTTTTAGCGAATCAAGTTCACCAAGGTTGTATGTCATGTTAGCCCTTCAGTTTTTGTTCGTATCGTGCCAGTGATGCACGACCTGGCATTGAGTTATCGAACTGCTTGCCATCAGAAGCATAAATGTACATGGAAGTTTCGTCAACTGCAACAGCAGTCTCTACAGAAACATTCTCTGCCAAGAACTTAGTTATGGCATTTAAGAAGATGCCGTGAGAATTTTTAGGGAACTTACGAATAGTCGCTAAGTTTCTTTCATCGCTAAAGAACTTCTCTAAAGCACCAATCTCTTGAATTGAGGTCACGCCGAACTTCTTGCGGTTCTGTGCCAACGCAATAGCCAAACGCTTGGTGTTCACTAGCCCAGGTATGCCACGCACTTTTGCGTAAACCCTAGACGAGAACTCTGAAGCAACGTCCTGAGCCGTCCATTTCTCATGAGGCTTCTCAGAACGATGAAGTTTCTTCTTCTCCGCAGGAGAAGCACCGCTAGGTGTTTCACCCTCAAGCAATCCAAACGCACCCAAATCCTCATCGTCTTGCCAACGATTAACCACAGAATCCTCCTGAAGTGTATTATTTAACTTATTAGTAGTTATATCTCTATTAGTAGACTTAGTAGTTAATAAGACACCTGTTGTTGTGTCGTGGATGACACGTCCTTCAGGGGTCTCAGAAACCTCAATTTTACGCTTCGATGTTTCACGGATGCCACATCGTAATAACGTGTAGCGGTTTTCATCCCAAAGCCCGTAATTACGCTTTGTACGCTTCACCTGCACCCAACCCCCCTCTACAAGTGCCTCAACTGCACGGTGTACAGAGGACCTAGAATACCCCGTAAGACCCCCTAGAAGGTCCATAGAAGCCCTAACTTCGCCCCAACGAGTCTCCAGATGACGCATCGCTAAAAAGACCTTCAATTGGGCTGGTGGCAATTCCAGCAATTCTAAATCAGACACCCTACCTCCTATTAACTACCTGAGTGACCTCAACAGGCTTAGACACGAACGCCATAATAGCCAACGAGATAAACCCAGAAGCAGCAGTATACACAAAAATAACGGGGTCGTGAATACCGAGCACCCATAAAGCCACAAAACTAAAGGGAAGAGTAAAGAGTTGTTTAATTAACTTAATTGAAAGCCAACGCCCTAACAAAGAGCCGAAAAACTCAACGATATAACCAGCAGCAAAACCTGCAATAACTATTGTAATAAAAATGTCCATGAGGACATCTTATGACGACATACCAGAATTTTCCAACACCACTGTCCCGTTAAAACCTGACGTGACTACAAACGCAGTATTCAAAGGCAAATAATTAGGGACTTCAGACATTATGCGGTTAACTTTAGGGGATTTGTTTCTGTAAATTACGGAGGCAGAGTTAGACGCTGTTCCTGACCAATATGCTCCACGACTGGTGTAACCACCGTCAAAGTAGTCGCTTGCACCATAGCCTTCTTCAATAAGAGCCGCATCAAGGTCTATTACAGAGCCGTTACCTGTTCCCAAAACAGTGGCTTTTAACGAAATGCTATCCAAAACAAAAGGCACAAATACGGAAACAACAAACCTATTCCAAGTTGTGTTTATGGTTTGGCTACTTAGAGTCTTGGAGGCTATAACTGTACTTCCAGAGTCAAGAACCTCTAATTTAAAATCCGCTGCTTGAGTACCAGAAGTAGTCTTGGCGTAAATAGAGAAAGTATAATACTTTCCAGACTTAATTATGCTGTCCGTAGTGGTGGCTAAAGAAAAACTGGTTGAAGCACTGGTAGTCATAGTAGTCATCTTTGTACCGTCCAGGCTAATTCCTGGAACAGTACTGTTATTGGTATAGACGGCTGTAGCACCACTAAGCGTCCAACTGGTGGAACTGTTCATGGATGGATTTTTAGCGTAATTAACTTTGGTAGGCTCTAAATGAATCCCCACCCCACGGGCTTCATAGTAATCCACATAGCGTGCATCAGAGGTAGTGGCAAACTGCACCATGTCTACATAGTAAGTTCCAGCAGTAGACAACTTAATTTCTACAGAAGCAAAGTAGGCATCATTTGGTGCTGTTGCAACAAGCGTGGTTTGCCCCCAAGAACCAGCGTAATTAACAGCAGTACCAGCAATAGCAGAGCCAATTACTACTCCGAACCTGTCATACCACTTGATGTATGGAGTCGCATTATTTGAGCCATCTTTTATGTAGTATGAAAACTCGTATTCAACACCAGCAATTACAGGTATGCCTTTTAATTTAGGGCTTGATAAACCTAAAGATAAGATTGCATCAGAACCCGAAGTTATTGCCTTCCCCGTGTAACTTCTATCAACCGAGAAGACCTCTGTTTGAAATGGCAGGTCAGTAGCACCAGTCGTTAAGTTAGAAGTTAAAGTACCGCTACTCAGTTCCCAATGACCAGTTCCTTTGTAGAAAGAACTGTCTTGAATATTCAACAATAAGTTAGGTGAAACAGATGTTTGAACAGCATACCCACTTAAACTTTTAGCAAGTAAAGAAACTGAGTCAACACTTCCCCTAAGTTTATTGATAGTAAAAGCGTTTCTAATTAACGCCTTTTTTCTTTGAATACTCAATGTAGGTTCTTTAGGCAGACCTAATTGCTGTGCTTGTAAATCAACCATGTTTGGATTGGTTGACTTACCTGAATAGTCTGGGATAAGTAAATCGGCATAAGTTAAAATCTCATCCAGAGTGTAGCCAAAACCGCCCAAGAAAATACGCAAATCTGAAGTTTCGCTAACCTCATCTAAGTAACTTTGCATTTCAGTTGTATAGACTTTTGGGAAAAGTTCAATGAATTTACGCTCCGAAGTCTTATACAGATTTCCTTCAGGAGTTTTAATGGAGTGTTCTTTAGGAATTAGGCAATAGGTGTAAGCCCCAATTACCCAACTATAAGTACCATCAGAGTTTAAAACTAAAAGCCAAATAGTGTAATAGGCGTACATGTTTTCGCTGAGAGGTATTTCATACATTTCATCGGTAAAGTAGTTCTCTTCAGGAATGGCTGGGGAATAGGTCTCAAATATAACGTGACCATCCTCCTCAGTCTCAGAAAACCCATCTTGGTTTCTGACCACTCTAAATCCATAAACGCTTCCAGTCGGGGTAGCCCAAGTTAAATCTACTCGTGGACGAGTTATGCTTTTCTCTCCCATGACGGGGCTGCCGCCCGACATTCCTACAACAACTTGTTCTTGGTATGTGGTCGAGCCAATAGCGACAGCAGTTAAAGGAGACGCAGAATACGCAACTTTAGACACATCTCCGTAAAGCGTGCCGTCGCCCCAATCAAATGTATTGTAAACACCCAATCTGGGCTCTCCTAAGCAGTTCCGCCATCAAGTGTCACAATGTTCCCACTTGAATTAATTACAGTGTTTCCAGCAGACAATAGATTACCCGAACCAGATGTAGACAAAGTTAGCCCCACTGTGGTGCTTGTAGAAGCAATTGTTGACCCACCACCAGTACTCACACGGTTGTTATACGCCGTGTACAAACCGTATTCAATATTGTTTAATCTCGCACCTATTGTGTTGAAGTTATTTGTTGAGGTTGTGCTAAAACTTCCTGACCAAGTACTGGATACTGCGGGAGTAACTCCTATGGTTGTTTCTATAGCGGTGATTTCCTCATAAGCCAAGTTAACGTCCGAGGCAATAACTGCATCAGTATTGTCTACTTTATTTATGAAGGTTTTTACGCTGGAAGGGTAGGTCGCTGCCATTTAAACTCCTAAGTCTTTCTTCTAGTTTGCCTGATTAAGGCTAGTTTTTCAGGGTGTACGGCTATTCCGCCGAAATGTAGGTTCCGTTGATATAGATAAAACTGGCTGTAGTAAAGGTCATTGGCGTTCCTTGGATTAATTGGCTTTCAATAACTGGCTTGGGAGATGCCGTAGTTTCTTTAAGCCAATGTAAATCTAAGGCTTTCGTGTTAGGTAAATGGTCTGCCACTAACTGTATGTGACCATTCAATTCGTCTGGCGGCTGACTGGGGTCAACCCACGCCCATGTAGAAAAATGGTTTGCAGCACTTGCTATAGGCAAAAAGGGAAGTTCGGTCTTGTATTGACCAGTACCAAAATTAGTTACAGTAGACATTAAAATTTTAATGTTAAAAGTCACCAACTGTCCTTGCTTCACATAGTAACTGTTGTAGGTAGGGTAGGTAGTTCCAGAACCAGTAAACGTCATACCAGTCGCATTAAAATCGGGGCTCCATCTAACCGCCATCGGTGGCACATCAACAAATGTTCCAAGCCAGATAGGAAAAGAAGGGTCTCCCCCTTCAAACATTACAAACACACCAGAACCAATGCTAGGCAAGATAGTCTGTTTACCAGTTTGCTTTACACCCCAAGCCCAACCAGTTTCTTCTTCTAAAAGAACTTGAGGAACCTTTAATCGCAGCCTGTCTTGCTCTAAAGGGTCGTTATTATCTACAACAACCGCTCTATAAACTCCATAAAATCTCCGATTACCTGAGGCATCTTTTAACATTACTTAGTTACCTTGATGTAATAAGTGTTTGTGTTGAGGCTATCGGAAGAAGTAGAAGTTACGGCAATTGTGTTTAGACCTGTAGTCAAAGTTAATGACGAAGAGGCAACACCACTTGTGATAGATGTCGGACCAGTCACTGTTCCCGAACCATTAGTAAAAGTATAGGTAAGAGTAGAAGCCGTATTTACTGATGTTGGAGTAAATGTCATCGTGGAACTTGTGCTAGTAAAAGCATAGGTTTTAACTAGGGCATTAAAGGTAGGCATAGTTCCGTTACCAATAGTTACAACAAGATTTCTCAAACTACAGATTGGATAAATCTTTGTATTAACATCCTTAAATACAAAGTATTCACCAGCCGCTGGAACCAGAGTGGTTCGAGCCGCACTAGCCCCATTACGATAAAGTTCGACTACCTTAACCGAATCAACACCATCAATACTACTGAGGCTTTGCTCCAGTTTTTCTGGTCTTATGTTCTGGTTAAAGTCTAGGTAGTTATAGCCGTAATCAAACACTACCCCTGCGTTTAGGGCAGTAATAATTTGCGAATCAGAGTAACCAGTTTCCGCAACATATTCAACTACTACATCCGCAGGAACATACGCAGGAGGAAGAATAGTGACAGTAGTTCCAATCTGCGTTCTTCCACCAAATTCTGAACTTACGATTGACTGTAAATCTGTCCAACTTGTTTTTAAAGTAGTTCCGTTTGCCGCAAATCCAGGAAAGTAATCATTAGATGTATCGGATACACTCGGTCCCACATATACATTGATAGAGGTAGGTGCAGAAGCATATGCGGCAGCCTTACCCACCCCTGCGACACTTAAAGCCAAACTCTTAAAATCATCTAAACTAACAGCACGTTGTGAAGACCGTAAGGCGGCTGGGGCGTTCAGCCTGATACTATCGTTGGACTCTGGGTCCTCTCCACCATAACCCGACTCGCTATTGCTTACGGAGATTGGGGTTAAATCTGCCTTTAAAACTCCACTAGATAGCGGAACACTAACTATAGAGAACGACTTTCCGCCCTCAATGTTTCCGATTAGCCCACCACCAACGTAGTATTGTGCTTTAATATCATCGCCAAATACTGGTATAGAACCAGAAACTCCATCACCAAAATTTATGTAAGCGTAATTATCGCCATCATAAGTTATTGTGTAAACAAACTCCTGTGGTCCATATTCACTTAGATTGGTAACTTCAGACCATTTATCAAAAGAATTACCGTTTCGCACAAATACTTCAACAGTTCCTTCAGCCACCTGATTGTACTTTAGTCGATACGACTGATTAGAAAACCCGTCCGAATAACCTAAACGTTCACCAGGGATATCGTATGGGTCGCTTACATCTGCGGCGTTACTGTCTATAGCACTCACATTTCTGCCATGAATTAAAACTCCTGCGGCAGTGCCACCCCCGCCCACAGTCACATCATCTTGAAGAGTGTAATACTCTTGGTAGGTAGTTGACGAGCCATTAGTGGTCACAGTGATTGTTACCGAGAACAGTGTGTTAGCAGGAACAACTAGGCTGGTAGCACCGCTATTGCTTATAGTCACATCCACATAAGCCTGACGCCATCCTGACACTTGATAGCCATACATTGACGCCAAGTTTAAAAGCGTCTGGCGTTGTGTAGCAGTTCCGATGTAAGACTCATTTGCCGCCCTATCAATGTAATAGTTAGTTAAATCACCGACATGAGCAAAGGCTTCAACGATTGCTACTCCAAAATCAGCAGGGTCACTTCCATTCCATACTTTACCATTAGCGTCCACTCGGTTCTTTATACGAGTAATTAAGTCTTCTCTAATTGAAAAGAAGTCTCTACTGGTGTAATCGATAGATGTGGTTATTTTTTTCTCAGCCATTAAAATTCCTTAGGTGGTTGATTGCCGTCAATTTGAACATTGCCTATTTTTACTTCACTTAATGCCTCATCAGGAAGCGAATATAGGATTGTGACATTTAATTGCCCAGTATCAGGGCTGTAAGAACTTCTTATTCCCCTAAAAGTTAATAGTGGAAGATATGCTGAAAATGCTTCTGATACCGCTTTTTCAATACCTTCTTTAGCCTGTTCAACATTTTCAAATGCTTCAAAATGAACTTTGCTTCCAAAGTAGTACCGCTGGGTACGCTCACCTAAAGCAGTTCCCACTACGGTTAAAACCTTGTCAGACCAAATTTTAGTTTGGTCTATTGTGGTCTCTACTGAACCCGTAAACCCAAGAGTAAAAGGCAAACTAACAGTGTACTCAGTATTAGCCATTATCTATCTCCTACAAATATGTTTGACCACTTAACTGGGGTGCGTTTATAGCCCTGGTTTGCCTCTAGCATTGTAGGTTTTAATCCATTTAAAACAACTTTTTCATTGCTTGAAATTTGATTATTACCAGAGATTGCTTCAGTTAAGTTTACCACTCCAGCAGGGCTCTGAATACCGTCTTTTCTAGAAAACTTTGTGTCATAGCCAATCCCGTCAATAGCGGCTTTCATTTCAATCTGGTAATCACCTATCATGGCAAACATGTGCTTTACCTCTTTGGCTATCCAAAAACCATCCGTTAAATTTCCAGTTCCCTGAATTAAAACAGGTGCAAAAGGTCTAATTCTTGGGTCACCTTGGCAAGTAACCCTTGCTGGCATGTTAAACCTTCCCAGATGAGCGGAGCCCTCCGACAATACTTCAGCAGTTTCTTGGCTATTCGATACTTTAGACGAATCAACTTCATTAAATAAAACGTCATTACTTATCGCTCTAAGATTTTCTCCAACAGCGTCAGGAGAAGAAATAGAAATAATTACTTCGTTAGTTAATGGGTCAACTCCACCAAGTTGCTTGTTAGTTCGCATGTTTCCCCTTGTCTCCACATGCTCACCATTAATAACTTTAAAAGAATCCAATGTTCTATCTAAAGCCTCATTGCCAATACCCCATTGCTTAGTGTTCATGCTTAGAACTGGAACATTTGTAATATTTTGGTCAATTAATTTATCTAGAGGTCTAAAGTAGAACGTCATGTTCTCCACCAAAACCCCATAACCAATACTTTTAGCGTGTTCTTGAATCCATTCCCAATAAGAGTGCCCAGCGATAGCGAGTTGCTCAAACTTAACATTGTTGTCTTCACCAACAAATTTAAACCCGTAGTCAGTAACAATCTCTTTAACTATTTCAGGAATAGATTTGTTTAAGAACACTTTGGTCGCAGATTCTTTTAAAGAAAAAGTTGAGCCGATGCAATGCACTTCCATGATTTGAGAGCGGCTACCTTCCACATTCTTTTTAATGAAAGAAACATAACCCACCCATGTTTTGCTTAGGCTTCCCTGCTTCCAGCCAAACTTAATTGGCACACCAGTCTTCACCAATTCAAACCATTTTGGGCTGGTTTGACCAAACTCCATAATTAATACATCATGGCAGTAAGGCTCTTGTATAAGTTCGACTCTTCTCGGCAAAAATGACAAAGAAGGTAAGGTAGGAAACTCCACGCTATAGGTGGTTCCTCTACGATATTTTGAAGAAGTAATTAACTCAGTCACTTGGCATCCTCAAAATAGTTCCAGGAGCAATACCGCTAGGGTCTAATATTTCTGGGTTGTAATCCATAATGTGATGCCATTTATCGCTACTAGAGTAGAGGCGTTGAGCAATAACATCTATGCGGTCTCCTTCTTTCCAGACATAGGTGTAATACTGTTCTTGAAGGCTAGGATAAATCCTAGTCACAGTAATCTGGGCTTTAGCGGTCCTTGAATCCACAGCCTTAAAAATTCTTCCAGTGGCATAGCGGCTATCAGAATAAATCATGGTTTAGGGTCCTTCTTTACTGTTGTCTTTTTAGTCCAGTCAAACTCATAGAGAGGTTTAGCAAAGTCAGGAAGACGACTTACAGTTATATCTACGTTTGTAAACACTGGAATCATATCTTCAGTAAAAATGGTGTGGCTAACAGAGAAGTTTTCAATAATAACTAGGTATCTTAAGTTTTTACCTAAATGCAATTCGACAGGATATGCACCTAAATACCCTATGTCAGAGGAAAGTCTGTTTCTCATAGAACTCATCAACTGGTATCCAAGCAAAGAGCGTAATAAATACTCTAGGTCGTACATTGTGCCCAATTCTTTAATTGCTTGAACTTCTTCCCAATAACTTGTAATACCATATTCGGCATTAGGTTGGGCTGGGTGATTACCTAGATGAGAATAAATATCTTTGATAGGCAATACAACTTCTGAATCTGGAATATAAAGACCTCCAACTTTAGGGGAAGGTATAAATGAGTCAGCGGGCTTAGTTCCCGCTAATATAGCATCAGCGTATTTCATGTCGTTCATGCGGTTTAACAATAAACGGAAATTAATAGTGCTACTTGTAACCCCAGAACCAATTAAGTTTACGGCGTCATTACCGCTAGTTACTAACCCCACGTCGACTTGAGGGGCTCCAGCATATCCCATTGTTAAAGTAGAAGGATTATATTGAAACTGAAAGCCATAACGTCTACGGTTAATGTTTCTATTACCATCGACACCTTTAATATCTTGAGGTTTAAAGAACTGTGCTTCTTTAGAAAGTTTTCCTGGAACAATATAACTCTGAATCATTCCTTTGTAAGCACCACTCTGATTCCAAAGTTGCGAAGCATACTTCACAGCCTTAGGGACGTTCCCATCCAAAACTTTAAAGTTTTTTAAATTTGTACTTTGAAAATACTGCTCTTTTACGGCAGGTAGGTTATAGATAACAGGCTTTCTATCATCGCCTATACCAACATACCCATTTCCTGTGCTGTTAGGTTTGTCTGGGGTAGTTGTGCCAGTGGTAGTTGGTTTTTTTGGAGATGTTGCAGTTGTAGTTGTTTTTCTGGAGTTTTGTAGAGCCTTGTTTGCCTCATTAAATTCTTTAGTTTTTGTTTGTAACCATCTTTCTAAAAACTGAAGATAGCGGTGGGTTTCATATGCCCAAGTAACGTCATCTACTTTTCCCAAACCTTTATTAGTAGGGACTATATTGTTTTTGTCATGTCTTTCATCAAACCCGTCAGGAAATTCACGGTAATCCTCAGGTCCTCCGTATTTTTTTAGCAGTGTAGACCAATCTGTAGAAATTACATCTGGTAATGAGCCTTTATTTGGGTCCACTGAATACACAAAGGCACTTTTTAAACCAGCAGTTAGCGATATGTTAGGTGCTCCAGTGTTATATTGAACGTTTACTGTAGAGCCAGATTGAAAACTAAAATCGTTATCAATTAAACCTCTAACGCCAACTGCATCGATTCCTTTAATCCAATGATTAGAAGTAAATTTAGAACTGAAGGCATTAATTCCAGCAGTTAGTTGCAAATAAACAACTCCGCTATTCACTGAATAGGAATTAATTTTAATTTTGGTGTATTTAATTCGGTTAAATGCGGAATCTGCCATTTCTTTAGCGGCATCTCTACACTTTTTTGCTAATCGTTTATTTTTACGAGCGATGTTTAGATTGTCATAAAGATATTGAGGTAAACGTTCTGGTGTAGCCATTAGAATCTCCCCATGTTAGAAGTTAAAGTGTCTGAGTCAATATACTCTTTAACAAGTTTGGCAAATCGTCTTGCTTCGGAGTCTGATGCTTGACCAATAGTTAAATTAATTACCACGTTATTTCCACCTCTAGGTCCAGGTCCATCACCACTACCTGTAGTTCCAATACTTCCACCCACATTAGTGCTAGTACTGGCTTGACCTAATACTTTTTGGTTTCTTCCTGTAGCAGCATTTGAAATTCCGCCTCCCATGCCAGTTTGACCAATTGCAGCACCTTTATACGACGAAGGAACCTTTAACCCGTTTCCAGCAGCACCGCTACTGAACCCTAATAACCCAGCGTCACCACTTCCCATCATGCCATTACTGGCTGAACCTGACGAGGCAGAACTATACCCAGCCCCACCCGAACTATCCGCATAATTTGCACCTAGGAAAGGAGAAGGGTCAATTCTTTGACCGCCTTTCCAAAGTTCAAAGTGAAGGTGAGGAGCCTGAGAAAACCCAGTATTTCCTACACGTGCAATTGGTTGACCCTGCTTTACTTGCTGACCAACACTGGCATCAAATCCACTGACGTGAGCATACAGCGTTGTATAACCGTTTCCGTGGTCTACTTTAATGTGCAAACCATAACTGTTGTTTGATGTGCCCATAGTGTTTCTTGCATTACCGCCCGTAAATGTCACAGTACCATCAGCCGCCGCCATAATAGGGGTACCTTCGGTTGCTGCCCAGTCAACTGCCCAGTGACCATTAGGGTGAAGTTCATCATATTGACCATAACGACAAACAATGTTTGCTTTACCTACAGGGTGAATAAGTTTAAAGTTTGCAGTGGCTCCACCAGTTGCGGTGTTTGAACCTGTGCCGATTAGATTTGGTCCACCATTACCGCCACTTCCTGTAAAGAAGTCATAAAGACCTTGACCAGCCATACTTCCCGCAAAAGAACCACCAGCATATGCCGCTGTCGAACCAATAATACCCACACCTCCAGTAGCAGCAGTAAGACCAGCAGCGGCACCTAAACCACCAAGGATACCTCCAACATCTCCTGCAATTCCACGCATGTCCCCTTCCATAATGTTGTTATACAAACTAAACCCAGTTAAAGCAGTACCAAGAATTGGAACCGCTTTGCCAAGACCTTTAGATAAAGCACCAGCCCCACCTTTTGCTAAAGCATTTGCACTAACAAATCTTCCTTTAGCGTCTACTACTCTTGTGCCACCTTTACCGCCCCATTTATACCCTTTAGGAAGTTTCTGTCCAGGCTTATATGTTTTACCACCAATCTGAACTCCTGCTCCACCGCCTTTACCGATGATTCCCTGCTTAGTTAACAAACGAGATAAGTAAGCACCACCAGCAACAGCCCCAATAAGTTGACCTGCTCCACCTAAAGCCATCGAAGCACCCGCAATACCACCAGCAATACTAGGGTCTCTTTGAGCGAGGTCAACACCAGCGTTAAGTCGAGCCATAGCCTTACCAGGCTCACTCTTTAAGAAGCCTTGCATTGCCTTATTGAATTGACCAATGTATTTAGTGGCTTCTTTCATACCCTCAATGTAAGCATCGGATGCTGCGTTCATAGTTGCGGCTTGAGAAGTGTTAGCAGAGTATTGAGATTGCATTGGGTTAATACCCGCTTCTTTTTGCAATCTTGCCATTAATTTGTCGTCACTTAAATCCATGTTTTTACCAGAAGCAGCATCAAGCATATATTGATAGGCTAACTGCTGCTGTGTCGCATCAAGACCAGACAACTGTAGGTTTTGTGCTAAAGCACCACCTTGCATCGAAGTCATCAACTGTTCACGGGTCAACTTCTGCCCACCAGTCATACGCTGGTTTAACTGGGCAAAGATTTGAGTAGGAGATAATCTCTCTCCAGTAATTGGATTAGTAGTGTAGATACCAAAGTTTCTCATCAACGCACTAGAAGTACTGCCCTGAGTTAACCCACCTAATGCTTGAGCCGCAGAAACGTTATCTATGTTTAAATATTTGGCGGCATTTGCAGTGGAACGTGCCAAAGTTGAAAATTGATTTTTATTAACGCCAGTAGTAGTCATGCTGACGCCCATGTTACTTAGAATAGCCGCAGTCGCTGCATCGTATCCTGGCTCGCTAATGCCGCCCTTCATAGCCCCGAAAGTGGCGTTGGCAATTCTAGTTCGTCCTCCAGCCCCCATACCTTGAATAAGGTTAGCCCCATAGAAAGCGGTAGAACGGGCTGTGGTCATGGCTACATCTGGCATAGCCATAAAGCCACCTACAACCGCACCTCCAGCAGCACGCAAACCGCCTTGAGCGGCACTGATGCCCATGTTCATGCGGTTAGCCCATTGGAATGTTGCCCCAGCATTTCCAGTAGGTGGCATAAAGCCAAACGAACCAAATGACTGGTTCATTACGTTCGGTGAACCAACACCATAACCACGGTTACCGAATCCACCGTTTCCTACTGGTCCCAGCCCACGACTTAAAGTGGTAGTGAATTTACCAGCAGTTTGAGAGAGTTTCTCTAGCAGCCTTTCCATTTTGGAAAGAGAATTATTCGCTGACTCTATATCGCCAACTAAGTTCTTATCCGCCACTGTCTTTCACCACCTTACCGCTTGCTCTGGCTATCTCTAACCAATTCAACCTTTCACGATAGGACATCTCACGTATTTCGCTCAACGTCCAACTTTTATACAACTTAGACAATGCTGCCCAGGTGTAAATTAAATCTTCGTAACTTACCAGACTAGAAGCGAAACAAGTCGCCGAGGTTAATCGGCACCTGCACTTCACTCTCGCAATCGGGGCAAGTAACTTTTACAGGGTCAAATTGTGGTCCAGGGTTGCGGTCTGAAATCTCTTCTGCAATTGTTCGTCTATCTACGATACCTAAAGCCTGAATTTGTGCTTTGCTAAACACAGGCTTACCGTCTATTTCTACAATCGTCTCTTCCAGCAAAGTCGTCAAGTTTTCTGCGACAGTCGCATCTTTGTTTGCCATCATCTTCTTCTGGGCAATTCCAGTAGGTAATGCAACAACAAACTCTTTGTTTTTGCCTTTAACGGTGAATGTAGTAGCGGTAGGGTCAGGTAATAGTCGAGTTTTTATGTCTTCAACTACGTTTATTTCCACAACTTTAAATTCTGAGCATCCTTCACAATACCCAGCAAGTTCTGCGGTTTCTCCAAATGTTGCACGATAAATACCGAGAAGTATTGCATCTCGGTCTCCTACTAGAAGTTTGTCTAGTATTTCTTCTGTTGCTTTAGTACCACCTAAAGAAACAGTGGCACGGTTTACTACGATAGAAAACATCTTTCCTGCATTATCTGCACGGATTAATGCTTCTTCATCTCTACCGTTTAGTTCTCTCACTACAGCAGTCTTGATGACCTCTCCGTTAATAACGGTCCCACCTGGGAGGTCAACAAGAATGTCTGTAGGAGAAACGATTTTTGGGGCTTCTACGGCTGGTTGTTCGGTTAGTGCTTGATTAAGCAGATTGTTAGCCTTATTAGGGTCTAGGGCTGCTTTTAAAACTTGTTCTTCCATTTTATTCTCCTTATTTTTTTGTTTAGATTACGGAACTAGGTAAGCCGAATCAATCATTGCGGCTGAACCAACATCAGTAAGGTCCTTACCCCAAATGACATCAAAACCTTCGTGCACTAAAGACATCTGCTCTACAAGGATAGCGTTGTCACCAGCGTTTAGGTCTGAGTATGCAAGAGAGGTAATCCATGCGTTGTATACCTTGAAACGCATAGAAACGTGGTCAGTGTAATCTCCAGTGTATGCACTGTTGTTTGCGGTAGCAGTTGACGCTAGAGGGTGGCTTAGAACATCGATGTCAATATCAACACGGAAGTTTTCTGCCGCTGTACGAGTTACAGTTCCCTGAACAGTCTGGAACAACTGGTTCATCCAACCCCAGTTCTGACTTGAACCTAGCACTACACCACGCTGAAGCGTTAGAGGAGCAAAGGAAGTCTGCCCTGGAATCTGGTGGACGGTGGTGTTATACCCACCTTCACGATAAGGGATGCTGTCTGTAGACACAGCCATACCACTCACAGAGGTAAACCCAAACGGAACTGCCGCTAACTTGGTTGCCCAGTCACCATAGTTTTGAGGAGTATTAGTTTCGGTAATGTTTCCATTAACTAACTCTCTGTTAGTAATGCTGTTTTGCGGCTTAAAAGTGACAAGAAACCTAAAGTTTCTAATCGGGTCAGTCGCAATGTTGGAGCGGTTATTTAGGATTGTAGCCATTGTTTTCTTTTCTCCTTAGGACTAGTTACCAGTAATTTGGCTTAGGTTGATAACTACGAATTCGGCAGGGTACTCAAGAGCCACACCAACCTGAATGTTTACTACACCAGTCGCAATGCTTTCTGGGGTATTAATGCTTGAATCTACCTTGACGTAATACGCCTGGGCAGGTGAGGTTCCACGCAAACCACCTTGGTTACGGTACTCATTCAAGAACACGCTAATAACGGTTCTCAACTGGTCCCATAGTTTTGCGTCGTTGTTGCGGAACACGGCGAACTCAGTTAGGTTCTGCAACTGCTTCTTCACATAAATCAAAGAACGTCTAGTGCTTACATACTTGTTAGCAGTACCATCCTGCTTTAGAGTGCGTCCACCCATTACAACTACACCAGCACCAGGAAGGTTTCTGATGGCGTTAACAGAAGTTCCGTAAACAGTGCTTCCACCGCTAACGTAAGTTCCGCTGTTCAGCGAATCTAGGTCTGCTGGGGTAAATGCACGCTCTAGTGATACTGCGGTACGGATGCTTGCGTTGATACCTGCTGGGGACTTAAATGGTCCGTCAGACTTGTCGGTAGCCAAGTAAATACCAGCAACTGCACCAGCAGGAGAAGTCTTACGCAAAGCCTGAGGGCTTCTTGCTAAAGGGTCCTGTACATAGTAGTTAGGGTAGTAACCAGCAGCCTGTGAAGATACTGTACGAGCAGTGATGTAGGCAATAGCCTGAGCAACAGTTAGGCTCGGAGCGGTGTCAATAATTGCAAAACCAGCACCAGCGTTAGCCCATGCAATCAAAGCATCGTGAACAGTTGCAAGGTTAGTTGATGCAGAAGCGTCACCATCTACCACTAACTTTTCGTATAGGTTAGGGGCAAAGATTACTAGTGGACGAGCAATCGAGTCAAAGTCCGAACTTCCGTCTGCTGGAACAACTGCGGTGTAATCGGCAGTTACTGGAGCAGAACCATCTGAACCACCAGTTAAAGGAAGTACAGCAGAAATTGCCTGAGTAGTTGGAGTACCTGTGCTAGACAAAGACAAAGTAATGTACTGCGAAGTTGCATTTACAACAGTCTGAGCATAGTCAGGAGAAGTAGCGACATCGAAACGCACATTGGTGAACTGCTCTACAATAACGTCGTTAGTTCCGCTTGCGTTGTTAGTGCCTAGGTAAGCAGTCTCTACTTCCTTTAGAACAGTTAGGTTGTAGTAGTTTGCGGTTGCAGTTCCTGAAACCTGAACACGTAGGTTGTTGCTGTCAGCACCCTTGTTTACAGAAGAGGCTGTACCAAGGTTTCCACCACCAGATTTTGGTAGTGAGACAGAAGCAACAGCGGCACCCGCACCAAGCACACGGCGAACATAAAGTTCTGAACCACCGTTTGCAAAGAACTGGTTAACACCAACAGTTGCTGGGTAAGTAGCGTTAAAGCCACCAAATTTCTGAACAAAGTCATACCAAGATGTAACTAGGGTTACAGTTGAAGGACCCTGAGGAAATGCACCAATTGCGGCACCAGCAGCATTAGCCGCTCCTGCGGATGCAACTGGAGCAGGTATTAGAGTCTCGTTTACATAGACTCCAGGACGACCATAGGTCATTTTATCTCCTTAGATTAATTTCGGGGGGTTCGATTTAGTGGCGGTTTAGTATTTCAATTTCGGCAATATCGATTTCATCAACCGTGTAGTACTGACGGTATGTGGTCTGTGCAATTTCACTTGTAACTCGCACAGTTACTGCATTGATAAACAAACGTTTTGCTTGTTCAACACTATCTCTTTTCGCAACATCAAGAACCTCTAAACGACGAACAGTATTGTCGTTTAAAGTTAATTGACCGAAACGGAAAGGAAGTTTCTGGTGTAGCAGTTGCGACAACAATTCTCTATCGTGTCTTGGCTGTCTAGCGTATGTGGTGATTTGGTAGTCAATGTTTACTGGTATAGGAAGTTCAATGTCCCAACCAAATTCAGATGTTTCTGTTGGTCCTAGATAACCAAACTGTTCGACACTCCCAGCAATACGTCCACGCATTTCACGGGCAACGTCACGCTGAATATCAATCATGTCGATGGTTATGTACGGATAAACCTGTGCTCGAAGTTCTTGGTCTGGTTGACCAAAGAACACTCCAACTTGACGTGGAGTTGAGTCGTCAGTTGAACGCTGGTCATTTACGGTGATGCCCTGAATTTGCTTACGTAAAGCCTCATCTTCTGAAAGTAAGAAAGTCATTTCATCTCCTTCCAACGCTTATCTAACGTGACCATAAAAGCATCGTTAACTACTTTAGGGTCGTTCATAAACTTGCGGATTGTGGCGGTAGGCTTAACGTTCTCATCGCCGTACTCATGAACAAAAGCACGGTCACTATAGTCAGGGTGAACTTTGGCAACAAATTTGCCATTCTCGTGAGTAACCTGCAAGGTATCAGCGACGTCTGCATCCCAGCCGTTTTGTATTGCATGATTACGCAATTGGGCGGTCATATACCTTGCGGTGTCCTGCTTTGCTTTCTGCGTAGCCTCTATAAGTTTCTTCACTTCTCATCGCCTGTACGTTGAGCAATTTTACCGCCAACGTAGCCAGCAATTATGGATAGCAAAACTTCTTGACCAAAGGTAGGTTTGATGGCTCCACCAACCGCTCTAATGAACTCTCGTCGTTCTTGAGGGTTGGGTATATCGCCAACACGTTCCCACCAAGGTTTCCAGTCCTTAGATGACATCGCAAAATCCTTTATTAAAGGTGCAGGGCTACGTTAGTAGATAGGCTCCGCATGGATACCTACACATCTAGAGTAAAAGAAAAGCCAGCATAATGCTGGCTAAACTTTGTTTGTGTTGAAATTAAGGTTTGTAATTACTTTTTACGAGCGTTCACGGATTGCCTAATACGCTTGGAAGCAGTTTTTCTAGCCCCTGAACCCAGTGCAACTACTGGTCCGTTCATAGGTAGACCAGCCTTACCAGCCCTGTTAGAAGCACTTAAAGCCTTCTTGTAACCATAACCCTCGTCAGGTCCTAGTCCACGAGAAATACCAAGTTGTTCGTCAGCCTTGGCACGGACCAATTTTTTAACTGCGTCTTTTTTGAGTGATGCTTTAGCCTTTTTACCTGCACCAATAACATTTTTACTAACAGGCGTACCGTTTAGATTGCGACCCGATGCCTTTATTGCTGCTTTGCCTTTACTCGGCTTTGTTTTATTATTTAGCGGCATTATTTCTTTCCTGCTTTCTTTTTAAATGAAGGACTAGTTTTACCGTATTTTGAGATTGGTGCTCTTGCCTTGCCATTTAGCCCAGTAACACCTGCTGGAAACTCGCCACCTTTAATGGCTTTTTTCATTTGAGCGTTTGTTTTTACACCCATTAGTCCCCATGTTTGCTTATCCGACTTTCCAGATTTATCTAGGGGAGGTTTTCCACCATCTCCCGTAACAGGGGATTTGTATTCTTTACTGGTCTGATAAGTGACTTTTTTACCGTCAGGCGTTCTGGCAGAACGGGTAGTTACTTTGCCAGCCTTACGAACTGGCTTTGGTGTTTTAGCCATTATTTCTTTCCTGCTTTCTTTTCACGCTTGTCTTCGGCTTTCTCGCCTTTTTTACCCTCACGCTTCTCGTGAGCGGCTTCTTTAGCCTTGATACCCTTGATAATCTTGGCATCAATCTTCTTGTCTTCAGCCATAGTCTTAGGCTTCTTAGCCTTACCATGAGCATCGTCAGCCTTCTTAAAAGCCTTCTTCTCATCTTTTTCGGTTAGACCAGCCTTACGGAGCATCGCTGCATCCTTCTTCTTGTCTTTAGACTCGGTGTACTTACCTTTTTCGTATGACGGTTTCTTAGCCATTAGTAGGCTCCTTCTTGCAGTTGCAGTTGTCGCAGTTACAATCCATTTTTACTTCTTTCCTCCACGGACTTTGCCTAGAGAGTTCTTCTTGCGGGCTGCAAGACTCTGGTCACGCTTCATGTTAGGGTTCTTCTTTGTCTTACATGCTGGACATGTTCCACAAGTACAAGGTTTCTTTGCAGCCATTACTTACCTGCTTTCTTTGTGTAAGTCTTTACTGGCTTGCCGCCACGAGCAACAATAGACTGGTTGACTCTCTTAGTAATTTTAGTGTTTTGACCCTTACTTCTAGGTGTAACTTTTTCTCCTACACCTTTACCAAGTTCCCTATCAGCCTTATTAAACGCTCTATAAGCCTTTTCTTGCTTAGGAGTAAAATCTCTAGCATCTTTCCAGGACTTACCTTCTACGCCTGTTTGTTTTGCAACTTCTTTAGTTGCACGAAATCGGACTGTTTGACCTGCGTATTTCTTGGTGTCTTTGGCTAAGGTCTTTTTAGTTACTGCCATTTACTTCTTCTTTCCTGCTCTACGCTTGTTCTCTTTAGCCACGTTCTTAGAGTGGCTCATGGCTTGAAGGTTTTTCATGCCATCCCGACCTTTACGCCCACCATTATCTTTATGGTCAACATCAGTATCTTTACTCAGTTTACCATGTTTGCTTTCGTAGTCTGCTCTAGCCTTATTTTTACTTGTGGTTTTCCAAGTACCATCTTTTTGCTTAGTTTTGTAGACATAGATTGGTCTGCCACCATTGGCTTTAGAGCCCTTATAGGGTCCAAACTTCTTAGTCTCCGCCATTGAACTGCCTCCCCATATTAGGGTTATTTGATGAGTTTTTTTCGCTGTTACAACCCATACACCAATTTTCTGGAGATTTCTTTAACTCTCTAGCCTCAGCCATTGTCTCAGCCATGGCAAACCCACCATCATGATTTGGGCTGTCGCAAACAACCTCATAGCCATTACCGTTTTGCTGGTCCCACTTATGGATAGTAACTGTACTTTTTTTAGCCATTATCTATGTCTCGCTGTCTTCTTAGCAATCTTCTTAGGCTGAGGAACAAACTGCTTACCAGCCTTTCCACCATCACCCTTTTTCTTCGCACGGTTAGTAGCAGCCTTCTCACCAGGAGTTAGGTCCTCCCAAGCCTTCTTTGGAAGATAGCGTTTCTTACCCTTAGATGGTTTTCCATCTGAGGTAGTCCACTCTTCTTTAGTCCACTTGTCTAGTGACTGTTGAGGTTTTGCTTTAGCCATTAGTTCTTGTAGCCTCCGCCAGCCTTCTTGTATTCTGCGGCTAGAAGTTGTGCTTTACGGGCAGACCACTCACCTGGGTCTCCGCCCTTAGTACCTGCTTTAATCTTTTTAAATAGACGTTCACGAAGTTCTGGCTTAGTATAGTTGCCAGCCTCATTGACCCTAGATTTACTTTTTGCTGGTTTTTTTGCTGCCATTACTTAACTCGTTTTTCTCTAACCGTAAACTTAGTTGCTTTCTTGGTGCTTCCAGTAACTACACCGCTGTATCGGTTTACAATGTTTTGTTTTCCTTTAGTGGGCGAAGTTGAACGGGCTCTAGTTTTACTTTCAGCCACTTCTCTCGAATTAGAATCCATGTTCATTAATGCTTCTTGACGACCTTTAACACCTTTTGCTAAAGGAGCACCTGCTGCTGCTCGTGCTTTAAACTGCTTAGGACTTAGTGAACTAGCCATTATTTTTTACCTTTCTTCTGTGGGTTCTCTTTATGCCACTTACGAGTCGCCTTTACGCCATCTTTAACTGTCTTAGAGCCAGCAACCTTGGTAAGGTTCATCTTGTCGTATTTGCCACCTTTTTTATCGGTGTGGTCAACGATTATTTCGCCTTTTTTATTCTTAGTAACTGTGTGGCGTACACCGTCTTGAGTCTTTACTTTAGCCACGATTCCTCATGTTCTCCACCGCACCTTTAACAACACCTTTAACAGCACCAGTGTAGTATGCTGTTTTGACTTTACGTAAAGAAACACCTTTTTTAGCGGCAAACTGTATTGCACTTCGCACCGTCTGTGGGGCAATTTCATTAGCAACTTGATGTTCACGGTCAACATATAACTGACGTTCAGCAGGAAGCATAGACGTATCTTTAGCAATTTTCTTTTGCTTACGACCTGTAGTCATTACGCCTTTAGCATAAGCCTCAGCGGTGCTTTTAACTATGGCTGTTGGTTTTAACTTTTTAGCCATTACCATTTAACCTTGTCTGCCCAGTATGCCGCAGACATCTTACCTTTAGAAATGTTTGCTGAATGACGAGCCTTGAACGATTCACGACGCTTACGATAAGACGCAGACTCTCCTTCTTTTTTAGGAGAACCAGAAACACCTTGCTGTCCAAAACGAATAGTCTTAACTTGGTCACCCTGTTTAGCAACAACAATGTGTGACTTAGTTGGATGGTCTGGAGTACGCTTAGGCTTGTTGTAGCCTGATACACCAGCACGGGCTAGTCTAGGGTCTTTAGATGTAGGCATTATTTGTCCCTCTTAAATCCGACCTTCTTGCGAGGTCCTTTACCTGTAGTACTGTAGCGGCTGTGAACCTTTTCTCCAGCAGTATCGGTAGGGTTCTTTTTAATGTTACCTTTGTGCTGTGCCTTTACGGTCTTTTCGCCTTTACCAATAGAGTCTTTAGTGTTTGACACATTGGTCTTATGCTGCTTTTTTGGTCTAGGTAGAGCCATTATTTTTTCCTCGTTTTCTTCTTTACTTTTTTAGGAAGTTTCTTCTCTGGTGTGTGTGCTTCCCATTTAGCCGCCATTTTAGGGTCATTAGCATACATCCATTTACGTTGTGCTTCAGACTTAAAAGGCATGACTACCAACTACTTAGGGCTACACGTCTCCAGGTGTTAGTTGCTACACATACATATAGATAACCAGATGCGTAGGCTAATTGTCCTGCTGTACCTGAAGAAGTTGCGGTAGCGGGTACTGCGGTCCATGGACCAACTTTAGTGTCTAGGTAATCTAGGGCAGTATTTAGGGTTCCGCCCCAAGAAGACTGTCCTACAGTGGGTTTAACTAGTGGCATATTTTCTACTCTCCGTAAAGGTCAGAGCCGTAAGTACTTGTTCCGTATCCGTAGGTTCTGAATTCTGATTTAGATGGCAAAGCATAGTTTTGGAACTGTGGGTCGTTTACCAATTCTTCGGGGTTCATTTGGTTACAATCCACGGTGACTACTGCCCAGCGGTATCCGAAAGAACCTCTTGGTAGTACTCTGGTAGGAACAAAGACTTCTCCTCTGTACACAATTCTATCTTTAATGTGGTTGTTAGAATCGGTTAAAAGTGTAGGTAAAAATCTGTTTACTTCTCCTACGTTAATTACAAGGCGTAGGGTGTCAACAACATAGAAACCACGTTCATTCATGACGTTTGTACCACGAACAAACTGAGCCATAACTACAGGCATTTTTATAGGCAACATCCAGCGTCTACCTTTTTCAGGAACAGACGAAGAGACATCATAGATGTCATCTACAATGTCTGTATAGTTGTCTCTTAAGTAGTACTCTTGCCATCTCCACCAATCAACATCTACACCAACGGTAGCACCTAGTTCTTCGCCAATTCCTTCATACATGGATTTGGCTTCATAATCTATGCTGAATTTACCGTTATCGGCTCCGCCACCACGCATTACTTAACTCCATAAACAGTCCAAGAGAATCCAGGGGTTGTAGTAGCGGCAGAAAAGTAAAGTGCGGTTACAGGGGCGGTTACGTTGGGGTTAGTACCAAACCCAAAACCACTTCCGTTAGTCCAAGTAACATTTTTATTGGTTAGGTTATATCCAGGCTCAATTATTTCTATGTTAATTATTTCCCCTGTACTAAGGCTTGAGCCATTGCCAATGTTGTATGACGCACCAGAAGTAGTAGAATTTAATGAAGTTGACCCATAATTGCTGTAGGTATAGGCATACCCAGTAGTAGTTGTGCTATTAATCTTTAACGAAAATGTTCCTGTACCTGAGGTTGCTCCTAAAAAGACAACAACTAGTTTTCTGTACCCAGTTGAGACAAGGCTTGTTGTTAACGCAATATTTGACGAAGGACCTCCCGAATAACTTATTGCTCCAGTGGCTAGTTCAGTATATTCAGCAGGAACTGGAGTTCCTTTGTCTCCAGCAACAGTGATGTTCCATGAGGAAATAGTGCCTGTACCAGAAGTATTATCCGAAGTGAAGATAATAGTAAGAGTTGAAATGGAGGTAATTACACCTTCCATGTAATTTGTTGGAGTAGCGGAACTAGCAACTCTTATCCTTGTTCCCTGAACCAAAGCACCAATTTTATTTACGGTGATTGTCTTTGAACCAGTACCAATGCTCACAGAAGATGTAGAAGTAATCCCGTCAAACCCAGCCCCAGTCGCTCCAGTTGCCCCCGTAGCACCAGCCGCACCAGTGGCACCAGTAGGTCCCGTAGCACCCGTAGGTCCAGTAGCACCAGTAGCACCAGTAGGTCCAGTCGCTCCAGTCGCTCCAGTGGCACCAGTAGCACCAACGTTACCTGCAACAGTAAAAGTCCATGCGGTTATGGTTCCCGAACCACCAACAGTATCGACATCTACAGTTATAGATGAGTCTAAAGTAAGAGAAGTAATAACACCTTCAACATAATTGGCTGGAGTGCCAGTGTTCACAACTCTAACTCTTGTACCAATGGCGTATGCACCAGTAGATGCAACAGCGAATACTTTAGAGCCTGTGCCAACGGCAACAGAACTTGTGGAAGTTACTCCGTTAAATCCTCTACCGTTGGTGCCGTTAGTACCGTTAGTACCGTTAGTTCCCGCATCACCTTTGGGAATAGAGAAATTAAATACCGCAGCAGATGAAGTGCCAGCGTTGGTAACGGTTGCTGAGGAACCAGGAGAACCTGTTGTTACTGTACCGACAGCAATAGTAGCCGCTGTTCCAGTAGCACCAGCAGGTCCAGTCGCTCCAGTAGCACCAGTGGCTCCAGTAGCACCAGTAGGTCCAGCCTGGTTTTGGTATGGAAGTTTATTTACGCCATCGTTATTGGCACCGTTCCATTTAGTTGTGCCATCACCAATCTTAAAGTATTTGGTGTCTGTCTCGTAGCCAATTTCACCAGCAGCCAGAACAGGGTTGGCAGAGTTCCAGTTAGCCGCAGTATCTCTACGTACTTGAATAGTGGTTTTTACAGGCATGAAATCTCCTAAAGTCTTATTTTATTGTAGGGCTAAACTTAGTTAGATAAAGCCTGAACCTGAGCCTCTAGTTCTTCCACCTTAGTCGCTAGTAGTTTTACTGCCTCAGCGACTAGTTTTAGGTCATCAGGGCTTACATAACCGTCTTTACCAAATTGTTCTAATAATTCATTGAGGTTCATTAAGCCCACGCTCCAGCGATAATTCCAGGTGCTCCTGTACCAATCTTTTGAATTTCCAAAAGCGTTCCTGTTTGTGCTGTAGCAGAGGAGCCACCACCAGTAGAAATTTGGTATTTAAACTCCACAGTTCCACCAGTTGTAGCATTAGTTCTAAAGAAACCTTCTACTAGAATTGTGGCTCCAGTAACGCTGGCACTAAGTGACGGGCTAACGCTTACAGCAGAAGTAGAAGTAGTTCTAAATGACTGAACACCACCAGAAGTACCTGAAGCAAAAACCGCACTATAGTTTATTGCTACAGGAGTTTGGCTAAATGTAGGAACCAACTGAATGGCGGCAGGTACTGCTGAGAATGTAAAGTTAACACCTAAATTCAAACGGAAGTAGTAAGTCTTAGCCGCTTCCAAAGTAAGTGCTCTAGCACCTGCCTGGAAAATAGATTGAGACGAGTTAGTGGTAGCCGCAGTTGCGTTTGCGTTAGAAAATACACGGGCAATTGCTGGAACCATTAATCTTCCAGTAGCAGTACCAGATGTAACGGCATAAAAGATGTCGCCATCGTAGTCCATAGCACCAGAGGTGGCTGTTGGTGCAACAGAGTTGACTTGGAATCTAATTGGCTCTACGCTTCCAGAACCTGCTGCAAGAATTAAATCGCTTGTTAATGTTCCGCCAGTAAATGTTCCACCAACAGTAGTCCAAGTAGGGGTAGTTCCAGAACCACCAGAAGTTAATACCTGACCGTTAGTGCCTGAAGCACCTGAGAGAAGTAGTCGTCCGTTTATGTCGAAAGTTGATAATTGTTTTGGCATAGGCTAATCCTATCCAGTGATAACTAGTGTGTAGTTGCTCAAAGTTACAGAATTTGCGAATGTAGCAACTACAGCAGAGGTAGTTGCTGTAATGTCACACTCAACCAGAGTAGCGGTGGAAGTAGAAGTGTCATAAACTTGAGCAGTCACTAGGTTAGTTGACCATGTATTAGTCCATGAAATGGTGGTTCCTGAGCCAGCACCCACTTGAGTTGCTTTTCTAGCGATATTTGTAATTGCTCCAGAAGAGCCGTTTACAGTTGTAACACCTGTTGCCGATGTTAGATAGGTGCTGCTATCTACAGAGCCGTCTGCTTTTAAAAACTGGCTAGATGTTCCAGATGTTTTTACAAACGAACCAGCAGTCATTGCACCAGTAATAGTGACGGCTGAAGGCAAAGACAATGTTACAGAACCTGTTGAAGCAGAAGCAGTAATTTGGTTTGTAGTTCCAGCAATGCTAGAAACGCCTGTGCTTGAAGTTAAGTAAGTGCTGGTATCGGCAGAAAGAACTCCGCCAGTGCCCAGTTTTACAAAGCCAGAGGTGCCTACGCTCGGTAATTTTATAGAAGCACCGCCAGTAGAACCAATAATAACGTTTGCTGTGTTGGTACTACCAATAGTTACGTCACCATTAACACCAGTTGCACCTCCCGCACCAGCCACAATAGAAACTGACCCACCGACACCATCGGTTACGGAAGACGCTGCACCACCGACTATAGATACGCTACCACCACTGGTTCCTAGACCTGAACCTCCAGCGGTTGCTGCACCACCTGTTACAGATACGCTACCACCATTTGCTGGACCGCCAGAGAACGACGTAGCACCAGCAGTTAAAGTCATAGACCTACCAGTGCCAGTGGCTACTGAAGGTAGTGAGATGGCAAGAGTGGCTCCAGAACTACCTGTAATTGAGGTAATACCGCTTATTGCCTGAGCCGCAGAAGAAGATTGTATTGCGGTAGTACCGATGTAAAGGCTTGGAAGATAAGTAAACCCAACAGTTCCAGAACTAATGTTGGACCCGCTCAATGCGGTTACGTTTGAGCCGTCTCCATAGAACCTAGTGGCGTATAGGTAACCTCCGTAGTTTAGTCTAGTTGTACCAGAAGGGGTTGTGGTGCCACCATCGAACTGACCTGTGGTTGCAGTTGTTCCATTGTATTCAACAAACGATGCTGACGCTGAACCTGCGGTAACACCTCTGTCTCCAGGAACTGTTCCGCTACCAAGGTTTGAAGCGTTTAGGCTTGTTAGGCTCGCACCAGAACCGCTGAACACAGTCGAAGTAAGCGTTCCAGTTGAAGGGTTGAAACTTAGTTTTGAAGATGAAACCTTTTGAGGCAAGTTACCTGAAGTTGTGGTAACCCATGTAGGGTACATGGTTGCGTTAGTAGTAGTGTCATCAGTAATCGCTGTGTTGGTAGCATTGGTTGCGTTTGTAGCGTTAGTAGCGTTTGTTACAGCGGTAGAGCCAATAGCGGTAACAATGTCAGAGGCTGAAGCAACTGTAACCGCACCAGTTCCAGCACCCTTTAGAAGTGAGCCAGAAGTAAACGTGGTTGCCCCAGTACCGCCAGAGGCTACAGGTAGGGTGCCTGTTGTAAGGGCTGAAGTAGATGTAGCATAAAGTGCTCCACCGCTAGTAAACGAGGTAAGTCCTGTACCACCCTTAGTTGTACCAATAGTGGTAGCGTTCCAAGTTCCAGTACCAACAGTTCCTAGGGTAGTAATAGAAGTCTGACCTACGTATGTAGAAGCAATGTCTACAGAGTTAGCCCCAACAGTAATTCTGTCAGCAGTTCCAACAACATTTATTTGGTTTGGGTTTGTGCCGTCTGGTGCTAAACCATTACCAGCAAGAACAGTTGATGAACCAGAGAACTGAGACCAAGCAATTGCAGTTGTACCAATCGCAGTAATTACTGCTGTTTGAACAAATCCGTTTCCACCATTGACAGTACCTGCCAAAACATAAGTAGTGTCACCTGCTGCAACTTCTGGAGTTGAGTTAGAATCTGTGGCACGGGTAAATACGAACGAAGTTGTGTTTCCAACAGCACCGACAGAAGTTACGGTATAGATACCGTTTTCCAATCCTGCTACTTGGTTCTTAATAAGAACACGGTCTGTTACGGTTAAAGACTGACCGTCAATAGTTATTGCGGTCCAGTTAGAAGAAGTAGCAATAGTAAGAGTAGCACCATCACCGCTAGTACCATTTGAATAAGTAGTGGTAATAGTTCCACCAACAAGGTTTCCAGCAGTACCTAGGGCACCTGTAGTAGCGTAGTTAACCGCAGGGTGAGCATTAAGACCAGCGGCAACACTGTCTACATACTTCTTGTTAGTGGCATCGTAATCGCTTGAAGGGTCTTTAAGACCAGTAATTTTGTATCCGTTAGAGCCGTTTGAACTCTGAAGGTCAATTGCTCCACCCATGGTTAAGCCAGTTAAAGTACCTACGCTTGTTAGGGATGAAGAAGTAGAAGTAGAAGTCAGCAAAGTTGCTGAAGAAGGAATTGTAGTTCCATTTACAGAGGTAACTCCCGCAAGAGAGGTTACATCTCCAGAACTGTTTCCGATAGATACCGATTGAGTACCAATGTAGAACGTGCTTCCACCACTAGCAATCGTTTTCCAACCAGAATTGTCACGATACTTTAATACGTTTAGCGTTGAGTCATACTGTATGCGACCAGTTC